TGAGGGGTGGGTCAGGTGGGCGGGGTGGCGCGATCCGGCCCCTACCCCCCGGGGGTACCTCGGCGTTTCCGCAGGTCAGGGGCCTGGCGGGCGCTCGGGCGCGGGCGGGCGGGTGCGGGCGCGTGCATTTCCGCAGGTCAGGGGCGTGTGGTGTCGAAGAACCCGAGGGCAGGCGGTGGCTTGCGCCGGCCGGCGGTGGCGCGGTTGCCGCCTGCGGCGCAGTCCTTGGCGAGGGCGTGCTCGGGGCCTCGGTAGCGGCTGCGGTCGTCGTCGTCGTGGCCGAGATCCCACTGTTGGCCGGGTTGGATGCGTTCGCCGCAGCGCCAGCAGTCGACGTGCCCGGCTTCGACGTAGGGCTTGACTTGGGCTCGTAGTGCTTGGTGTTTCCAGCCGTAGCCGCGGGCGCTGGTGCTGCCGTTCTTGGGCATCAGCGTGTCCCGGTGGTGAGGGCGCGCAGCTCGGCTGGTGTGGTGGCGGCCTTGTACTGCTGCCAGCGGCGCTGGTTGTTGCGGGTGGCTGCGCGGTCGGCGGTGGTGAGGTGTGTGCCTTGGTGGCCGGGCAGGTGGTAGAGGTGCCAGGCTGGTCCCTCGATCCATCTGGTTGGGCCGGCGCATACGTCGAACGCTCGGTGCATGCTGCGGTCGTCCCACCAGTTGCCCTCGAACTGTTCGTCCCATTGGCCGACGCAGGCGAGGGTGCGTCGTGAGATGACGTTGATGCAGCCGATGCGGCGTGGCTTGGGCATGACGACGGTGGCGACGCACTCGCTGGGCGGGGCTTGGTCGTTGAGCACGGCGTCGGTGGCGTCGGGCCCGAGTTCGTGGCGTTCGGTGAATGGGACGACGAGGCCGGGGCGTTGGGCGGCCGCCTCGATGGCGTCGTGGATCTGGTCGACACCGATCAGCATGTCGGCCTCGGCGTAGACGAGCACGTCACCGGTGGCGATTTCGGCGCCGAGGTTGTAGGCGGCGTGGCGGTTGAACTGTGCGTCGCCGCTGCGGCCGTCGTCGACGACGTGTACGTCGTAGCCGTAGTGGTCCCACATGCGCAGCACGTGGCGCAGGTTGGCTGCCCGGCGTGGGTCTCGTCCGCGGTCGCGGAACGGGATGATGACCGAGACGCTCATCATGCCTCGGCGACGTGTACGTGCTCGCTGTGGTGCAGGTACACCTCGGCGAGGGCGGCGTATGCGGCGCGCAGCTCGGCCTGCGTTTCGGCGCTGAGGACGGGGTCGTTGGTGCGGTCGAGGTTGACCTGCGGGCCGAACCCGAAGTGCGACACCGTGAACCCGGTGTCGATGGCGACGCGCTGCATGTTCACCGCGCCCTCGTCGCCGATTTTCGGGTAGACGCGGCGGCCGTTGGCCACGCGCGGGAATTCGCGCCCGGCGATCGTCTCGGGCGAGAGCTGCCCGATCAGGTCGCCGATGGTGCGGCCTACGGCGTGGCTGTAGGCGATGCAGTTGATTGACAGCCACGAGTCGGCGGCCTGGACCTTGCCGGGCTGGTCGACCACGTCGCGCCAGTTGTCGAGGAACCAGCGGTGGCACATCTCGGCGTAGTCGGCCGACAGGTGCACGTCGAGCAGCGGGATGTCGAGCTTGCGGTAGCCGTCTCGCAGCGCGGGGATCAGCTCGGTGCTGGCGCCGTTGTTGATGGTCAGCGCCGAGGTGACCACGTCGGGGCGGCGGCGTGCGCGTCGCACGAATTCCTTGAAGTTCTTCGTGTCGATGAACAGCACGTCGTCGTCGATCTTGACGAATGTGCAGTCGGCGTAGCGGGACTCGCCGTAGTGCTTCCACACGAGCGCCTGGCCGCGGCTGGTGGACCAGTTGCCGTAGAACTCGGTGCGTACCTTGAGCCGGTCGCTGGTGTCGAGGCTGGCCAGGTAGCGGTGGTTTTGGCCGGTGCGGTCGCGCTGCGACAGATCCCAGATGTGCACCTCGGTGTCGGGGTTGCGGTTGAGGATGTCGCGGTAGTACGGCAGCGCGATTTCGAGGTTCTCGCGGCGGCCGGCGAACACGTACAGGATTGTCCTACTGGGCATTTCGGTCTGCCTCGGTGATGGTGATGATCCGGCCGGTGTCGGTGGTGGTGACCTCGACCGTGACATCGGCGCGGTTGGTGCCGGCCTGCATGATCGCGGGCATCACGTAGTTGCGCCACGGCGCGGGCGTTGTCGGGTTCTGCATCACCTGAACGAACCGGGTGGGTTCGGCTTGCTGCCAGGCGTTGGGGTTGAGGTCACCGGAGACGAGCACGTCGCCGTCGACGACTACCTGCAGATTGGCCATTTCAGCGACCCTCCTGTCGCTTTCGCGTCTCGACCGTGACCTCGCCGACGAACAGGGTGAGCGTCAGGCGGTTGTAGCGCATGCCCGTAGGCCGCACCGAGACCGAGTCGCTTTCGATCGGGAACGGGAACTCTTCGTCACCGATGAACAGCCGATAACCTCTGCTGCGCCCGGTACCGACCGGCACGAGGCGCGCGGGCCGCGCTCCGGCCTCGCGCAGTTCCTCGATCGTCTTGAGCGGCTTGCCGTTCACGCGACACTCCCGTGCGGGCAGGCGGGATCCTTGCGGCTCAACGCGCGGATGAGCGCCGACCCGTCGAGGGTCGGCTTGTCGACATCAACGTCGACGACGAACAGGCTTGTGCCGCAGGTGCAGGTCACCTCGACGCGGCGGTGCCGGTCCTGCCCGGCCGCGGCGGCTTCGCGCAGGGCACCGAGTTCGACCTTTTGAATGAACCGCCAGCCGTTCTGTTCGAGCATGTGCACGATCGCCTCGGCGGTGAGCTTGGCGATGTCGAACGACGGTAGACCGGCCTCTTCGGCCATGTCCTTGGCCATGTGCGCCGGGATCGCCGAGTTGCGGAACGTCGGCAGCGGCAGCGGGATCGGGCCCTTGCCGTCGCCGGGGTGCACCAGGTGCGGCAGGTTCTCGCGGATCAGGTCGACGGGCGCGGTCACCGGTCACCGCCGTGCTCGTCTGCGGCGTTCGGCAGGTCTGGGCGGGCGCCCGCGGTTCCCGGCTCGATGCGGGCCGCGAGCAGGCCGGCGGCCGTGCCGCCGTACCGGATCGGGCGCTCGGCGAGCCGCTGCGTGTCGCCGTACACCTCGCGGGGCATCCGGGCTGCGACGGCACGGCCGTAGTCGCGCTGCGCCTTGGCGAGGCGTTCCTGCGCGGCGACGATGCGCGCGGCGGCCTGGTCGACGGTTTCGGCCTTGGGTGGGTTGAGGCGGCACGACTGCGCGATCAGGGCGCGGGCCGTGCGCCGCATCAGGTGGGCGAGGTGTGTTTTCACGGGATCTCCTGGGCTGGTAGGAGGTTCACCGGAAATCGACGCGTAGGCGCGCGTCGAGTTCCGGGTCGATGTCGTGCAGCGGTCGCCGTTGCACGCGGTCGAGCAGCTCGTTGAGGCGTTTCTCGGCGTAGGCCGCTAGGCCCTTGTCGCGTTCGCGGCGAGCGCGTTTCAGGGCGAGGTGGATGTACCGAATCCGCTCGTAGAGCGACTGAGGCGGGGCAAATGTGCTCATCGGGCCCCCTTTACGACGAGCGCCCCGGGGAAGAGGGCCGGGGCGCATCTGCGCACGCGTCGTCAGCAGGGGTTTCGTGCGCAAAACCGACATTACCACAGGTAAATGGCGTTTTTCGGTATCAGCGCCCATAGTTCGTGTCTGTCACGAACGGTCACGAGCTCGTCGATACGGTTTGCGGTCTGCGCAGCGCCCCACCGAGCGCCCGCATTCCAGCCGTAGTAACGCCCGAGCCAGAACGATCCGGCGACGATTCCGAGCACGAGGGCGATCTGTGTCACGACGTCGCTGCTCATCGCTTGCCCCGTTTCAGCCCTGCGCGCAGTAGGTGCCGGATCGCCTCGGCGCGGGCGATGCCCTTGGCGGCGGCGTATTCGTCCACCTCGGCGAGCAGGTCGTCGCCGAGCCGAACGTTCACCGGGCGCCCGACCTCGGGGCGCCCAGCGCGTTTCGTGTTGTTGTTCATCAGGTCTCCTACGCCTTGAGTTGGCGCCACAGTTGGTTTCCGGCGTCGTCGAACCCCATCGGCTGTAACCGGAGCTTGGCGCCGGTCGGTGTCGTCACGACGAGCTCGCTGCTGCGCGGCGGTTCGTCGGCCCAGTCGGCTGGTGCGCAGGCCTGGCCGGTCACCGCTCACCGCCCACGACGTGCACATTCGCCAGGCAGAAGTCCTTAGCCGCAGCCGCGCCGCGTTCGTTCCACACGTCGAGCACCGCGCGCAACGCATCGCGGTACCCAACGACGTACTCACTCCTCGATTCAACGTGCATCAGATGGCCCCTCTCGTGGTGGTGGTTGGCGTTGGGATAGACGATACCGGAAATGTCCCAATAAGCAATACCGGTTATTCGAGCAGTCCGCGCAGCCCGAGCGTGAACAGCGCCATCAGCGGCGCCGCCTCTTGCGGCCGGCGACCTCGCGCACGTGCGCCAGCTGGTACCGGGCGACGTTCGCCTCGTAGCCCGAGGGCACGAGCTCGCCGCGCTGCGCCCAGTGCTGCAGGGTGCGGCGCGGGATCTCCATGCCGAGTTTCGGCAGGATGAAGTCGCTCAAGTCGCTGATGCTGAACGAGTATTCGTCGGCCTCGGCGAGCAGGGCCTCTTGCAGGGTCGCGATCTCGTGCTCGGTGCCGCACTCGGGGCAGCGCACCCAACGAGCGCCGCGGCGGGCGTAGAGCTGCGTGCGGCACAGGTCGCGGTCGTCCTGGCCACGTTCCCGCCGGGCGTCGCGTTCCTTGACGGTGAATTGGTGCTGGCAGGGCCCGCAGTATTTCGTTTCATCGCCGACTGAGGCGCTCATCGCTTGCCCCGTTTCAGCCCTCGGCGCAGTAGGTGCCGGATTGCCTCGGCGCGGGCGATGCCCTCGGCGGCGGCGTATTCGTCCACCTCGGCGAGCAGGTCGTCGCCGAGCCGAACGTTCACCGGGCGCCCGACCTCGGGGCGTCCAGCGCGTTTCGTGTTGTTGTTCATCAGGTCTCCTACGCCTTGAGCTGGCGCCACAGTTGGTTTCCGGCGTCGTCGAACCCCATCGGCTGTAACCGGAGCTTGGCGCCGGTCGGTGTCGTCACGACGAGCTCGCTGCTGCGCGGCGGTTCGTCGGCCCAGTCGGCTGGTGCGCAGGCCTGGCCGGTCACCGCTCACCGCCCACGACGTGCACATTCGCCAGGCAGAAGTCCTTAGCCGCAGCCGCGCCGCGTTCGTTCCACACGTCGAGCACCGCGCGCAACGCATCGCGGTACCCAACGACGTACTCACTCCTCGATTCAACGTGCATCAGATGGCCCCTCTCGTGGTGGTGGTTGGCGTTGGGATAGACGATACCGGAAATGTCCCAATAAGCAATACCGGTTATTCGAGCAGTCCGCGCAGCCCGAGCGTGAACAGCGCCATCAGCGGCGCCGCCTCTTGCGGCCGGCGACCTCGCGCACGTGCGCCAGCTGGTAGCGGGCGACGTTCGCCTCGTAGCCCGAGGGCACGAGCTCGCCGCGCTGCGCCCAGTGCTGCAGGGTGCGGCGCGGGATCTCCATGCCGAGTTTCGGCAGGATGAAGTCGCTCAAGTCGCTGATGCTGAACGAGTATTCGTCGGCCTCGGCGAGCAGGGCCTCTTGCAGGGTCGCGATCTCGTGCTCGGTGCCGCACTCGGGGCAGCGCACCCAACGAGCGCCTCGGCGGGCGTAGAGCTGCACGCGGCACTCGGCGCGGTCGTCGAGCTGCTGCTCGATGCGGCGGGCGCGTTCCTCGACGGTGAATTGGTGCTGGCAGGGCCCGCAGTATTCGGGCGGTTCGGGGCGGTTGACCGTGCGACGGATCTGCTCGGTGAGGTCGACGATCGCGTTGTGGCACGCCTTGGCTTGCTCGTCGGCCGCGATCGTCTGCACGTGCTTGCCGAGCCAGCGCGCGAGACCCTGCGTGGTGATGTCGCGCGGCACGGGAGCACCGCGCGTCTCGCATAGGTGCCGGACCCACGTCACGAGTTCGTTGCGCGCCCTGTCACGTAGCCGTGAAGCCTTCGGATTGACCCGGCCTAGGGCAAGTACTACCGAACGCCTAAAACGTCCGTCAGCGAGCGCCTGGGCTAGCTTTTCGGCGGCGTCTGGCCCGGTGTAGGCGTCGAGTTCGTGCGCCTTGGTGCCGCGACGGCCCGGTTCGCCGAGTTTGACCTGCCCGACGACGGTCTCGTCGAGCCGGTCGAGCCACCACGGCAGATCGTTGAGCGCGTTGCGTAGCGCCGTGATGTGTGTCAGGCACAGGAACAGCTGCGCGCGCCCCTCGCAGACCCTGCATGCGCTCACGCGTCACCCCGATTGATCGTGTAGCCGTAGGACTCCCAGAACCGCCACGCGCGACGTAGGGCGATCCTGGCGCCCCACCGGGTGCGCGCGTAACCGGCCGACATGCCGGTCACTGCGGTCACTGGCATGTTCGTGACGACCCACTCCCACCGGCGAGTGCCGGGGATCGGGCTGCGCGTCACCCAGCCGCCGAGCGCGGTCACGCCCCGGTCCTCGACGTCGGGCAGCTGCAGCGTGTGCGTGCACCCGTCTGCGCGCCAGGTGATCTCGCGGGATCGCGGCGTTGTGCTCATGAGCGGTTCTCCTGTCGGTTGCGGTTGCGGTTGCGGTTGCGGTTGTGTGCCTTGCCCATGCCGAGCGCCTCGCGTTTGGCGGCGAAGTACTCGACGAGGGCGGCGCGGCATTCCTCGCGCCCGTGGCACTCCTGCAGGGCCTGCTCGGCGGCCTCGAAACGCGGTGTGCGGTTGGTGACCTGGCCGCCGACGAACCCCGGTAGCGCGACCACCGGTTCGGGCGCGGGTTTGATCGCGTCGAGCTCGGCCTGGCGGCGGTCGAGCCCGTCGAGGCCCTCGGCCTGCGTGCGCTGGCGCCGCGCCTGCCGCGCGTGGTGGATCAGGTCGCCGATGCCGATCGCGCGGTCGCTCGGCGCGTCGTAGTACGCCTGCAGGCCGTCGAGCAGATCGGACTCGCTGAGCTTGTGCCGCTCGATCTGCTCAGCCCAGGCCGCGACACGTGCGGTGTCGCCCTGGCTCACGCGGTCGTCGAGGATGGCGGCCATCTTGAGCACCTGCATCGTCGCCTCGACCGTTTCGCGGCTCGCGTTGAGGTTCATCGGCGGCCCTCCAGCTCGGCGATAAGCGCCTCACCGGCCTTCTCCCAGCCGAGGGCCTTCTGCGACGGCTTGCCGAGCCCGCCCGTGGCGGCAGCGGCAGCCGCAGTCGTGCGGGGCGCGTTCTCGGCTGCGCGCCGGATCCAGTTCCGCCACGTGGCCGTCCAGTCGGCCTTGCGGCCCTTCGCGCCGGCCGCGCCGCGCCAGTAGTCGGTGAACTTCTCATGCTCGGCGCGTAGATCCACATGCGGGAACTGCTGGCGCATCGCGGCGATCGTCTCGTCGTCGGGCATCCACCCCTCGGGCAGACGCGATCCTCGAGTCGATTTCGAGGGCGCGCCCGGAGCGCTGTGCGCGACGGGAAGGTTTTGCGGGTCTCCCCCCACACCCCCCTCTACCAACGTAAGTAGAGAAGATTCCTCTGTTCCCCTGTTCCCCTGTTCCCCTGATTGAATTTGGGGGCACTCTTCGGGCACTTCGGGGGAAGACTTCGCGAAGTTTTCGCGCACTTCGGGGGAATCCTCGCGAATTTCCGAGACCGCAACGCTCTGACCTGCACCGATAGATTCGTCGACCGGATCGCGGTAGTTCATCGACCCGTCTGGGCGCGGATAGCGGCCAGCCTTCGGTTTGTCGATGTATTGCCACTTGCGCCAGTGCCGAACGTAGATCAGGGGCTCGCCGTCGACCTCGTACCGCACGATGAGACCGGCTTCGGACAACCGGGCCAAACTGCGCGAAATCTTCGCGACGATTTCGGAAGACTTCGCGAGGTCGTGGGGAAAGGCGTCGGCGCAGAAGATGACAACGTTGTCCTTGCCGACGCCGTTGTCGTCGACGTAAGCCTCGAGCGCCTTGAGCACGAGGCGCGTGTCCCAGTCGAGTTCGGCGATCGTTGCGCTACGCCAGAACTCGGGTTTGGTCGACCGGATACGCACTAGTCCTCCTGTTCGTGGTTCGGGCAGTCGGGCAGGTGCCCCTGCGTGGGTGGGTGCCATCCGCAGTGGCGGCAGCGCCCGCGCCGTTCGAGTTCCTCCGGGCTGAACAGCAGGCGGATCCTCGGGTCGCTCATCGCTCGTCGTCCTCTTCTGCGCCTTCGAATCCGGGGCACAAACAGATCGTGTAGGTGTTCATGTCGTCCCGGTCGACACCCATGCGGACCCGGCACCGGGTGGCATGAGAAGACCTGGGATGGTCACACAAAAGACAGTCGGTCACTTGGCGGCCTCTTCTGGGATGTGTGCACGGTGGTCGGCAAAGGCGTGGTGCCGGCGGATGAATGCCTGCGCTTGTTCGGTAGTGGGGAATTCGGCGGTGATGTGGCAGCCTTGGGTGCGGCTGCATTCCGCGCAGACAACGGTGATCATGGGACCTGCCAGTGGATGGTGTCTCCGGGTTTGAGTACGGCAGAGGCGAGGTACTTCATGGCTTTGATGGGGATGCTCAGCAGTTGTTCGAGGTTCATCGTGCGGGTTCCTCGAAGTTCAGGGCAGAGTCAGCCAGTCGGGTTCGCAGCGAGAGATCTAGGTAATCGCTGTTGATGTCGATGCCGATGTAGCGGCGGCCGGTGCGCTGTGCGGCGAGTCCTGTTGTGCCCGAACCGTTAAACGGGTCGAGCACAGTGCCGCCGGGTTTGCAGCCCGCGAGGATGCAACGCTGCGGCAGCGCGACCGGGTAGACAGCGAAGTGCGCGCCGGGGAACGGCTGCGTGTTGATCGACCACACGTCGCCCGGATTGCGGCCCGCCTCATGCGCCGAAAACACAGTGTCGATTGGGTTTCTGCGGGTGTTGAGCCCGCGATTAGATCCAGCCTTCGCGCCTAGCTGTTTGCGTTCATCCCCAGACTTCCCGCGATACCCCCCCGCAGGCTCGCGGATCGGGTCAAGGTCGAACCAGTACCGCCGTGACTTGCTGAACAGAAACACGAACTCGTAGCGGCCACTCAGCCGGTCGGTGACACTTTCGGGCATCGCGTTCGGCTTGTGCCAGATGACCGCGTTCCGCAGAATCCAGCCGTCGTCCTGCAATGCGAACGCGACCCGCCACGGAACACCCAGAAGATTCTTCGGGCCCACATCTGGACGCAGCGCACGCGCCACGTTGGAATCGTTGGCGACGCGGTGCTTCTCGTTGGGGTACAGCTTGCCGTCACGTAGGCCGGACTTCGCAGAGTAGCCGCCGTTATTGGTAGCGGTGCTGCTGTAACTGTCGCCGATGTTCAGCCAGAGCGTTCCGTCATCAGCCAAGACCCTGCGCAGTTCTGAGAACAGCGCCCGCATCGTCTCGACGTACTCGGCCGGTGAGTCCTCCAGCCCGTACTGGCCTTCCACGCCGTAGTCACGCAACCCGAAGTACGGCGGGCTGGTCACGATGCAATTCGCGGCGCCGGACTCGAGCCGACTGGCGACGTCGAGGGCGTCGCCGAGATAAAGCGTCACCTGATCGTCTTGGTAGTACGGCTTGGTCATCAGAACGTTCTCGCCAATCTCGCCCTCGTCCTCGGGCGGTTCGTATCCGGGGCAGGTGCAGGGGCACCGGCCGTCGTGGTGCGGGCAGCCGCACAGCGCGCAATCAGGCATCGGGATTCCTCGTGGTGTCGGGGTGAAACTCGTCAAGACCGGTCGGCTCATAGCAGTCGCCGGGGTTGTGCGGGTCGAACAGCGTCAGCGGCACGAGGCCGCGGGCCTGCAGCAGTTGGCGGTGCACGGTTTCGGGGCTACGCATCGAGCGCGCCCTCATCGATGTCGACGACGTGACCGCGCTGGTGCTCGTGCAGGTCTACGGTCAACTTGAGCACGCGGCCGGTGAGGTTCCATGTGCGCGGGCAGTCGCGGCACCGAGCGGTTACCGGCGTGGTCGACTTGCGCTGCCGCGTCTGGGGTTTCGCCACCGGGGCGGGTGCGGGCGACTCGATCACTGCGCCACCTCCTGCCCGCCAGCGCGCAATCAAGCGCCCCGACGTGCCTTGCGTGAGACCGCCGACCGCCTTGTCGATCTCGACGGCCAGGTGCTCGGCGTGCGCCGCGCGGAACCCGCGCCAGTCGGCGCACTCGCGCCCGAGGCAGCGACCGCCGCCGTCGCGGTCGTACGCCCACTGGTGCTCGATGATTTCGGCTGTGATGAGCTGCTGCGCAGCGGTCAGCTCGCTCATTTCTCGGCCTCGTCGACGGCGGCGAGCATCGCGGCGGCGTCGCGGCGCAGCGTCTCTGGGTCAAACGGCGTATCGCCGATGTAGATCAGCGGGAACTCGGTGCCGCGCGCTGTTGTGTCGACGCGGATATCGCCACAGTCGCCGTAATGGACCTGCCCGTCGTCGTCGGGCCCGTCGGGCTGGGGCAGCTCGACGAGCGCGATTCGGGCCAGCTTTAGCGCGTCGAGGATGTTGCCCGCCACGGCGTAACGCACATCGGCGGGCAGTCGCATCCCGATAGCGTTCGCGATCGTCGTCTCGATGCGGTCACTCATCGTTCCTCCTGTCGGGGTTGTGGTTTCAGCGCGGGCGGGATCGGCATGCGCGGCCGTCCCCAGGCGGATCGGTGGTAGCGGCGCTTGCGGCGCCAGGCGGCGAGTTCGTCGGCGTCCATCACGCGGCCATCTCCGATTGAGAATTGACGGACTGTCGGCCGAGGACTGCTCTGCTCACCGCCCCTCCTCGCGTTCGGCCCGTTCGCGCACCGAGTCGGCGAGCACCTGCAATGTCTCGGCGACCCACCGGCGCGGTTGGTTGGAGCGGAACCGGACGCCCCCGTTGGGGTAGACGAGCACCGTCAGCACGGTCTCGTCGGCGTTGATCACCTCGACCCGGCGGTCGTCGAGGGATCCGGCGCGGCGGCGGGCGCGCGGCCCGCCGATTGCCGAACTGGTGACCTCGGGCGCCTCGCCGAGGGGTTCGGCGCCGTCCTCGGATGCGTTGATCGTGCTCATGCGCCCGACACCTGCCATTCCCGCGAGGGCACGCGGTCGAGGTCGGCGGCCCAGTCCTTGGCGTGGTCGAGCGTGCCGAAGAACTTGCCGCCTGGCGGCAGTTCGAGCATGTCGAGGCCGTCGTGACCGATGCCCTGCAGCAGCCACTGCGGGCCGACGCGCTGCACGCTGTATGTGCCGCGCGCACCGACTGCGGTCAGGGTGCCGATCATGTGCGGGTGGCCGCTCCAGTTCAGCATGAGAACAGTCCTCCGGTAATGGGTTTCGGTTTCGAGTAGTCGCGCACCATGGCGCTGTCGTGCGGGGCGACAGCGAGCACCGTGCGGGGGCGTTCGCGGTCGAGTTCGACGACCGCGGTGATCGCGGTTGCCTGGCAGTCGTCGACCCACAGCACGCCGTTGGCGGCGTCGCAGACGTGCTTGAGCAGGTTGTCGGCGTCGATGCGGCGCAGGGTGTCCCGGTAGAACACGCACGCGAGGGCGACGTTGCCGGTGTACGGCCGCCGCACTGTGGCGCGCAGGTAGACCGCGGTGGCGCGTTCGGCGTTCTTGTCCTTGGGGTCGTGGAACGTGTGGCCGTTGCGGGTGAACCGTGGCCGCGATTTCGAGTACGGGTTGCCGGGGATCGTGAGCGTGTGGCCCTGCATCGGGTCGGCCACGCCGAGGGCGTGCAGCAGCTGCTCAACGTGAGCGGCGTCGGTGTCGGTGGTGACGGGGCGCTGCCCCAGTGGCGTGGTCATTCGCCGGCCTCGCCGAGCAGCGCGAGCGCTCCGGCCAGGTCGTCGGCGGCGAAGTAGACCGCGCGTGCCTTGCTGCCCTGCGCCTCGCCGACGATGCCGAGCTGTTCCATTTCGTCGAGCAGGCGTTGCGCACGGGCGAACCCGACGTCGAGCTTGCGTTGCAGCATCGACGCCGAGGCGAACTGGCTCGTCACCACTAGCTCGATCGCGTGGCGCAGCTGCCCGTCCCATTCCATCGACAGCTGGCCGGCGATCTCGCCGGTCGCCTGTGCGACAGCACCGTTCGGGTTGTCCACGGTGACCGTGATGCCCGCGTCGCGCATGTCGCGCAGCGTCGTCTCGAGGTCGTGCTCGTGAGTCAGCACGGGTTCGAGCCCGGGGCGGTTGGTCGGTTCTCCTGGCATTGGCTTGCTCGGCATCGCGGCACCGAGCCACGTTTCGCCGATCTGCACGATGTGCATGCCGCGCGCCTCGGTGCGGAACATGCGGATCTGCATGTTGCGGCGCTTGGCGACGGTCACCAGCGGCCCGAGCACTCCGGGCGACCACGGCGTGAGCGCGACCGGTTCGTCGTCGCTCGCCGGGATCTGCCCGCGCATCATGTGCAGCACGCCCCGGATCGGGAACTTGGCCTCGGGGTGCGCGTGAAACTGAAACTCGGTGTCGGAGTCGAACAACGCCGGGGTTTCACGCAGGGTGATCGCCCAGCCGGGGTGATCGTCGGCGCGGTTGTCCTCGGTGCGCTCGGCGGTCGTCATGTGGATGTCGACGGTGTGTTCCTTGCCGCGCGCCTTGGCGAGCGACTTGCAGATCGCGAGCACGTTCGACACCGATTCGATCGGCCACACCGACGGCGTGAGACGCCCGTCGGCAGGAATCCACGTGTGCCCGACAACGTATTTCGTGGTCGAGGTCGCCACGAGCACGTCGACGTCGCCGGGTTCCTCGCCCCACGGGGTGCGACTGGTGGCGATGTGCACGCCGCCGACCGAGTTGCACGCCGTCGCCAGCGAGTCGGTCAGAATCTCGATCAGCTTGGTGGTTGCGACGGTGATGCTCACAGGTAATCCCCTTTGGCTGTGCGGGTTTGGATGGCCGATGGCTCGTCGTTCCGGCTGGAGCTGTCGAGGATCTCCTCGGCCTCGAGGCCTGGGTGCCACGGCGAGTTCGCGAGCAGCGCGTGGATCTGCGCCCGCTGCACCTTGGCCTGCACGAACGGGAACTTGAACGACTCGGGTTTCGTCTCGGACAGCTCGGCGAGCAGCGCGTCGGCGGCGGCGTAGTGGTAGCTCGGCGGGCGGGTCATGCGCTCACCGGCCCGTCGAAGATCTCCAGCACGCGGTTCGCCTCGTCGAACGTGAGGTCGGCGGCGCGGGTCGCCTGCACGCCCGCCGACTCGGCAAGGAACGCGAACCACTCGGCGTCGTTGTACTTTTCGGCATTCTGGATCTCGGCGAGGCGCTTGAGTTGTTCCTTGCTCGCCATCTGCGGCGCGGCGGTGTCCGGCTCGGGCGGCGGCGCGCCAGCCGGTGCCTCGGCGGGCGCCTCGGCCACGTCGCCGTCGTCGTCGACAACCTCGCCGTCGACGAACTCGATCTGCGCCGATTCCAGCGGCCCTACGTCGGTGCGCACCGAGCTATCCATCGAGGCAGCAGCGGTGAACTCGGCGCTCAACGGCAGCCACTTAGCCAGCCGCCGAACCGCCGTCTTCTTCGCCATCTCGGCCCAATCCGACACCCACGGCCCGTTATTGGCGGCCATCGAGCGCGACCGGATCGCCTCGATCTCGGCGAGGGTCATCACGACGAACGGTTTCGCGCCGGTGGTGAGTTCGGCGGCGGCGTAGGCGCCGACCGGTTTGCCGCGATCCTGCCCCAGCGGCGGCGGCGTGTGTTCGTTGATCGTGCGGTTCAACCCGAGCGTGTACTCGAACTTGTCGTTCTCGTAGATGACCTCGGCGTAAATGTCCTTGACCTGCCCCGAGTTGCGGGCGAGCTTGATCAGACCGCGATAGCCCGGAATGAACTGGCAGACCTGCTTGTACGGCACGAAGTAGGCTTCGCCGGTCGGCCCGGGTTCCAGGCCCAGTTGGCTCGCCGTGAGCAGCGCGCCGAGGAACGATTCGGGCGAGCAATTCGCCAGCGCCGGGGTCTGCCGCACGACCGTGACGGCGATGCGCGCCATACGCTCGGGCGTGATGTGCTTGGGCAGCGCCTTCGCCAGCTCGGGCCGCATGTCGTTGATGAGCTTTGCGAGGTTCTTCGCCTTGGGTGATTGCTTCACAACGGCGTTGGTCACTGAAACATCCCTTCGAGTTCTGCAATGAGTTCGTCTGCGGCGTCCTGGTCGGCATCGGCGGCCTCGGCGGCGACCTGGCGGGATCGCCAGCCGGGCAGCGAGATCGTCACGAGGTCGTCGCTGTAGCCCGGCCACTTGCCGGATTCCATGCAGTCGGCGTAGAGCCGGATCGCCTGCCGGTTGCGGCGGCGGCCCTCCTCGATCGCCTCGTCGTCGTAGCGGATCGGCGTCACCACATAGGGCGGTTCTTTTTCCTGCACGATGAACCGGAACTGCGGGTTCTCGGCGATTCCCTCGGCGACCGCGAGGTCGATGTACCAGGCGGCCTGCATGAAATAGCCGAGCTTGTAGAACTTGACCTTGAGCTCGGCGGGGTTCGCCGTCGTCGAGGTCTTGTAGTCGTCGATATCGTTTGTGAGCCAGTCGATCCGCCCGCGCAGCCGCACACCGGTCTCGGGGTCGGTGTGGTACAGCGCGACCTCGGCCTGCCCCTCGGCGTCGGCGAATATCGGGCCTGCCGTCGGGTGCTGGCGAACCCGCTCGGCCATGTCATAGGCGCGGGTGAAATCGGCGATGTGAATCGGTACCTTGCCCTGCTTGCGGGCCTCGGCCTCGGCGTTGCGCCACATCGCCGTCGCGGTCGGCTTTTCCGAGGGCTCGCCGTTGGCCTTGAGCCCGTGCACCGAGGGGTCGAGCACCTCGAACTCGGCGCCCTTGCCCAGCACGAGCTTGTGCGCGACATGCCCGAAGTCCCAGACCTTTTTGGGCTTTCGACCGTTGTCCTGTTCCCAGCGGAACTTGGCGGGGCACGAGGGCGGCAGCAGCAGCTTCGCGCCGGACACCGACAGCGAGCCCCGGTCGGCGTGGTAGTCGTCCTCGTCGACGAACCGGTGCATCCCGTCCTGCGCGGGAACCGTCGTCGTCATCGGCGACCGCCGATCTCGTCGCGCGCGTCGGCCCGGTCGCCGATCACGCCCGCCGGCCGGCCCGCGCCGGTCGCCGCGGCGCGCTCGGCCTCGGTCATCGTGTGCGTGGCTCGCCGCCACTCGTCGGCCTCGAATTCATATGCCATCAATGGTTTTTCCTTGGGTTCGTCGTCGCGACTGAGCCACCACTCGTCGGTGGCCCAGTCGTCGAGATCAGGGGTTTTCACTTCACGGGTTCCATGCGCAGTCGGGGCGCGGCCTTTTCGATGCACAGCGGGCACCACTTGCTGATGACCTCGAACAGGTCGGGGTTTCCGGTGAACGCCCAGAACTTTCCGCACATGCGGCAGCGGACGGCGGTCACGACTGCACTCCGACGAACTCGGGGCGGCGTTCGATCGTGAGCCGGTAGGGCTCGCCGGATCCGGGGCACACGTCGGCGCGGATCGCGTCGAAATGCCGCGCGATGTTCGCCTTCGTGGTCGGCGAGACCGGCTGCCAGCACACCGGGCACAGCGGGCGGCGCGTCGGCGCGGTCACTGTGCACCGCCGATCGCTGGTAGCTCGCCGGTGTCGGCGGGCAGCTCGACCACCAGCTCGCCGATGGTGGTGTCGCCGTTGTCCGGCCCGTTCGTCGCAGTGCGGAACTCGTTGTGCAGCCGGTGCCGGATCGCGTAGATGCTCGGGCGGCCCTCGGCGGGCCAGTGACACCCCTTGCTGCGCCGCATCATTCGGTCACCGCCTCGGCGTGCTCGGCGCGGGTCACCAGCTCGGCGAGGTAGCGCAGCCACGTCACGGCGTCGTGCTCGTCCTCGACGCGCGGGTAAACCACCGGTTCGGGCAGACCTGGCGGTGTGCGGATGACCGCGAGCTGCCAGTACCGCTCACCGCCGAACGGGGTTGCGTTCACCTCGAGCGCCATTGCGATAGTGCCGCGATCGTCGATCGCGCGGATCCGCCCGAGGTCGAGGGGACCGGCGTGGCGAGTGATTGTGATGCTCACTTGACCGTCACCTGCCGTCCGGCTGCCCGGTCCTCGTGTTCCTTGGCGGCAGCCATAGCCCGGGGCTCGCCGACGTAGTGTCCGCCCCGGTATCCGCACGAGCAGACCGGCTGATAGGTGTCGCCGAAGATCGCGCTGTGGCGTGGATGCACCTCGGCATGGTGGTTGCCGGTGTTGACGGCGTCGCGCCGCAGGCGGGCCAGTGGCACGACATTGGACTCAAAAGGCCTGTAGGTCATCACTTCTCCCGTTTCAGGCGATCCCGGTGTTCGACGGGGCGTGCTCGGGGCAGAACGCGGCGGTCGCGGCGCCCACGAAGTAGCCGGCGTCGTACAGGTCGAGGTGGCTGTTCTGGTAGACCAGGACCGAGGCCGAGTAGATCGATGCGCCGGTGTCCATGTAGTCGCACACCGCGTGCCCGGCGTTGATGGCAGCGGCCTCGCTGGCGTAGGTGATGCCCTCGCTGTCGAGCGCGAGGATGAACGCGTCGCTGACGATGTCGGCCTGCGCGTTCGGGGCGGCGACGAGGCCGGCGCCGAGGATCCCGGCGACAATCAGCAGGGGTGCCCAGATCCAGTCGCGCAGGCGAACCCGCTGCGGCTGATGCTTGGCCGCCGCGGCGACTGTTTCGCGGTAGTCGGCCGGTGTCCAGATCGGGCGGGCGTTTGAAGGTAGGCTGTTGGTGCTCATTTGAAGTGACCTCTTCTCTTCATGGGTGGAAAGGGCCCCTGGCCGTTGCAGCGGCACAGGGGCCGCCTACTTACTTGTTGGTGATGTGGAAGTCGGCCAGCAGGTCGCTGGCGATGTGGGCGATCGCCCGGTTGGTCGCATCGGCCAGACCGGCGGCGAGCATGGATGCGGTGATGTGCGCGGCCAGGTCTTCGTGGCCGACCTGCATCGGCTCCTCGTCGGCGACCGGCTCGTACACCTCGTATTCGGCCTCGGCCTCGGCGAGCGCCTCAGCGGCAGCGTCGAGGGCTTTGTCGTACGTGAGGCCGAAGTCGCGGGACAGCGCGCGGTTGATCGCACGGTCACCGATCTGCTTGAGCCACTCGTCGGCGATGACGCGCACCTGGAACACGGCGTCGCGGATCTCGGCGAGCAGGCCGGGGCCCGCCGGGGAGGGCGCCGTGCGGGGGTTTCCGGCGCTCACCTCCCCGGCGGCGTGCGTGCACCGGCACCCGTGAGTGCACGCATCGGGCGGGAACGGCTGTTGAGGCGCGTTCGTGCGCGGCAGGTTGAGGGCGTCGAGGTCGACGAAGTTGTCGGTCATGACCGCCGCCCGAACTGTGCGAGATCGAGCAGGCGCTGCGTGACACTGAGGTGTGCCAGCTGCACCAGCAGATCGAGCAGGCGCTGCGCGGCACTGAGGTGGGCCAGCTGCACCAGCAGCGAAAGCACCTGCATCAGCAGGATCGCGACGAGCATGCCGGTCATCGGTTCACCGCCTCGGCGATGCCCTCGGCGAGCGCCTCGCGCAGCTCGTCGAGCTCGGCGCGCAACGCCTGCGCCTCGGCGCGTGCCTCGTCGCGGGCGGTCTCGGCGATCTCAACCGCCTTGGCGTACTCCACGATTTCGCGCGACGTCGCGGCGAGCGCCTCGGTGACGCCGTGGTACAGGTACGCCATGTTGACCAGCGCGGCGCGGGTGTCCTCGTCGGCGTTGGCGTGCAACGCGGCAGCGGCGCCCTCGACGCGCTGCAGTACGCGGATCGCGTAGGGCTCGTCGCTCATGATGCGGCCACCTGCGCGACCTGCCCCGAGCCGCCGAGGCGCTTGTGCAGCTCGACCATGCCCTTCGGGGTGATGCGGATCGTCGGATCGCCGAGGCGCATTTCGCCGGACGGCTCGTGCAGGTACGGCCTGCCGAACCGCTCGGTGAGGCGCCGGTTGTCGATCTGGGTTTGGTAGGCGCGCCAGCGTCCACTTGCGCGGTTGCGGTAGATCCAGCCCTCGGCGGCCATGAACGAGAACAGTCGGTCGCGCCCGATGCTGATGTCCGGGTCGCGCGAGAGCACCTTCGCGGCGTCGGCGACCTCGTAGTCGCCCTCGGCCGAGGCGAGGTGTTTCCACGCGGCGGCGGGCGCCTCGAGTTCCTTGGCGCGGGCCTCGGCCTCGATGCGGGCGCGCGCCTCGGACTCGGCGCGTTCCTCGGCCTCGACGACCCACTGCGCGAGGGTCTTGCGATCGGGCAGCGCCACCGGTGCGCCGTAGGCGCCGGTGCGGCGGATCTCGGGCAGGACGGTGCCGGTGATCCAGCGGCGGAACGCGACCGCCTCGGGTTTGTCCGAGCGGATGACAACCTCGTACATGCCCGACTCGGACACGATGGTCGCCTGCTGCGTGCGACCGAGGCTGTCAGCGATGGGGTAGGTCTGATCTACCCCATCCGCTAAGCGATCCCGAACGTCCTTGACGTTGCGGATGTCGAGCACCTTGCACAGATCGGCGAGGACGAACCACGGCTCGCCTTCGATGAGCACGACGCGCACGGGCGCGTTGCCGTAGGTGAACGCCTGCGTGGTCGGCGTCGGCGCGGTGCGGTCGAGGGCGCCGAAGAACGCGGAGGCGCGGCCGGGATCGGGGATGCGCGCGCTCATCGCTGGAACCCCTCGACTGCGCGTTCGTCGAATCGGTAGTGCCCGCCGGGCGTGGTGACTGTTGGCTTGAGCTTTCCGCTGGCGACCCAGCGGCGGACTGCCGAGGTGTCAACGCCGAATCGTTTGGCGACCTCGGTAGTCGTGAGTAACACGACTTGTGACATGGCACATATGGTGCTCGTTCGTGCATCTCGTGTCAAGCACGACATTTCGTGCGTGCCATGATTCGTTGCATCTGCAACATGCAACGTGATTGTTTCAACGTTTGTATTGCGCGATATGCACGATTTGTGCAGACTTGCACGTATGAGCACAGTTAGAGACTGGGTTCCGACCGCGGACGACTTTGCTACACGTCTGGTCCTGGTGCGTCACCAGATGGGTTGGAACCTCAAAGAGGCCGCCATGGCCTGCGGTATCAAAGCGCAGTCATGGCGCGAATGGGAATTGGAGAACCGCAAACCCCGCGACTACGAAGGGGTCTGTCGGCAGGTGTCCGCGCGCAGCGGATGCAGCCGCCCGCGGGCTGGTATCCAGACCCGGACGGGGCGCCGACACAGCGCTACTTCGACGGCCAGCGATGGACCGATCAGCTCGCTCCCCTGGCTGCCCCGGCTCGGCCCGACGACGGGTACTCGACCAAGTCGTCAGCGGTCGCCGGCCTGCTGCAGATATTCCTCGGTTGGTTCGGCCTCGGTCGCTTCTACATCGGCGACACGACCATCGGTGCAATCCAGCTCGCCCTGGGCATCTTCGGCTGGGTCACGACGTTCATCTTCATTGGGTGGGTGATCCTGTTCGTGCTCAGCGTCTGGGTGATCATCGAGGGCATCTGCATGCTGGCTGGCGCGATCCCGGATCACGACGGCCGCAAGCTGCGGTGAGAACCTTCCTCCACCTGCTACGTTTTATGTCTAGTACTCTGGACTAGAAATCGTCTATCGCGCTAGACTAGAGTCATGATTGCACCGGCCCCGTCCCGCGAAATCGTGAAGCAGCTCAAAGATGCCGGATTCACCAGCCGCGACGGCAAAGGCAGCCACACCGTGTGGACCTGCGCCCACGGCCGCGAACAGGTCACGGTGCCAACCGGACACCGGACGATCAGCCCGGCTGTTCGGCGCGATGTCAACAAGACCATCGCCGCATGCGAGACGAACTGCAAGGAGGTTTGACCCATGCGCACCTATCAGGTGAACGTCACCCGCGAGGATCGCTGGTGGATCATCACCGTGCCCGAACTCGACGGGTACGTGACCGCCAGCGGCGCGATCAACCGTGGCATCACCACACAGGCCCGCAGGCTTTCCGAGGTCGGCAATCAGGCGGTCGACTTCATCTGCACCGTCACCGACTCCGCGCCATCAGAGGTCGCGGTGCACCTCACCATCTCCGTCGACGGGATCGACGTGACTGCCTACGCCCGGCGCATCGAGCACGAACGCTCTTTGGCCGAGCGCCACGCGTGCGCCGCCCGCATGGACGCGATGAAGCTCGCCCGCGACCTCGCCGCGCACGGTGTCGCGGTGCGCGATGTCGGCGAGGCGCTCGGGGTGTCGTTCCAGCGCGCCCAACAGTTGATCGCAGAGTCGAACAAGGAACTCGTCGGGCTCGATTGACCCCCGACAGCACGAAACCGCCCCAGTCGATGTGACTGGGGCGGTTCTCGTTTCGCGGCGCTCGCTTACTGCCAGCGTCGGTCGCCAGCAATGCGTTCCTTGCGCTCGGTGCGGATCTCTTCGCGGATCCCGCCGATGTCGCGCTCGACGCGCCGGAACCCGTCGACCACCAGGTCGCGCAGGTCGTCGAGATCCTCGCGCAAGTTCGTGTCATGCGTGTTCACCACGTGTTCGTGGATCTCGTCGGTTTTCGCGTCGACTCGTTTGGCCCTGGCGCGACCGCGGCGTTGTCCTCGGATCGCGACCCACAGCGCCGCGAACGCGGGCAGCGACCCGGGCAGGCCGATGATGAACAGGCCGAGCAGATCGATGGTGTCGTCGGGGTTGTAGACATCGGCCGCAGTCTGCAGTGCGCCTGCGAGCATCACCGCGTTCCGTCCTGGTCGAGGTTGGCCAGCGACGCGGTGCCCTTGGTGCCGAACGGCAGCAGATCAGAACCGAGCGAGGTCAGCAGCGACAGCGCCGCGCCACCGAGCGCGATGCCGCCCACGGTCTGCCAGTCCACGGTCCACGCGTTGAACGCCTCGCCGCCGAGCGCGAGGATCGCCGCCTGCGCGGCACTCTTGACCGCGCGTTCGGCCGCGTCCTTCCAGAACTTCAGTGTCCACATGAGGGATCGGTTTTCCTTTCGCGGGGTTACGCGCGCACGGGCACGCGTTGTGCCCAATCGCGCACATGCTGAACGGCCAGCCCCAGATAGGTCTGGCCCGGCCACACCTCCCAGGCGTGGTAGTTGATGTGGGGCGCGGTGCCCGATGCGGCGAACCGGATCGCGATAATCGCGGCCTGCACCGCGGCGGCCGGGCCGGTGAGCGGGCCGCCGGCCGCACCGCCGATCAGCCCGGCGAGCGTCGAGGTCAGCACCGGCAGCGCAACGCCTGCCATCTCGACCGGGTTGCCTGCCGACAGTCCGGCGTGCGCCAGCAGCGGCACACTCACCCCTGCCTCGGCGAGCACCGTCGGGATCGCCCGGATGATCGCGCGCAGCGTGCCGAGCGGATCCGACAGCTCGACGTCGACGACCGCCTGATAGATCGCCGTCATGATGTCGCCCGCGTCGCCGAGCGGAACGTTCGCATACATGTCGTCGGGGTGCACGAGCTCGCACCAGTCCCAGGTGCAGCACGAGCGCGGCAACTGGAAATCGGAGATCCCGCGACCGTTCGGGATCGCGCCGAGGTAGTAGGTGTGCCCGAACGGGCGCGACGGGTTGCCGAGCGCGAACCCGCACACGTAGTTCTCGCGGTACTCGGCGAGCGGCTGCCCCGGTTCGAGCATCGCCCGCAGCCGCGATGCCACGATCGCGCCCGCCGAGTAACCGCCGAGCACGAACGAGCGGCCCGAGCGGATCTCGGCGGCGCCGGACGCGACGGCGACCTGAACCGCCTTGTTCATCGACGGCGAGTTCGGCGCCCCGGGCGGCAGCCCGCCCATGCTGGCTGCCCACTCGGGGTTTCGTTCCTCGACGAGATCGGCGGCGCCCTGGCAGACGCGCGAAACGTAGTCCTGGCCGATCACCCCGCCGGTGCCGCGGAACACGATCGCCAGGTGGCGCGGTTTCGGTGGCGGCGGCGCGGTCTTGACCAGTGCGGCGTATTCCTCGTGGGTGACCACGACCCCCGGCGGCGGCGGGGGCAGCCTGCGGCGGCTGCGGTACTCGGCGGCCACCTTCGCGTCGTCGTCGCCGATCCACCCGTCGATCTTCAGCGGGCCACCGTCGGCCGCGAGTGCGTACGACTTGGCGAACTCGCGAATCGCCTTCTGCCAGGCCATCGCTTCGGCGGGCTGGGCACCGCCGTACCGCAGCTCGGTCATGACGCGGCCTTGTGCAGGTCGGCGATCGCCTCGACAACGTACTTGCCGCGGCTGCCGTCGTCGACCTTGCCGAGCAGCGCGGGCCAGCCCTTGGCCTGCGGCCCGAACAGCTGCTCCCAGACCTGCTTAACCATCTCGTCACTCGACGGGTACGCGAATCCGGCCGGAGCGGGCGGTGGCGTCGTGATGGCTCCGAGGGGCACGTAACCGTGCTCAACGAGCTTGGCCAGGGTGACCGGGCCGACGATGCCGTCGTCGGCAACCTGGACGCGGCGCTGGAATTCCATGATGACCTTCTCGGTCAGCGGGCCGAAGTCGCCGTCGACGTCGAGCTTGGAGTAGCTGCCGAAGTTGTCGTTCATGAACTGCTGCAGGCTGCGGACGCGGTCGTTGTTGTCGCCGAGCTGGGCGTAGATGTTCTCGATCGGGGTCGGCGCCGGGGTGGTGCCACCGCCGGTGCCGCCGCGGCGGAACGTCGAGAACCCGTCGGCGCGGATCTTGCGCTTGGTGAAGTCGTTGCACTTCGCCTGGTTGTTATAGGTGTTGTAGCCCATCTGGAAGTGCATCGAGTCCTTGGGGCTGTTCCAGTCGTTGCCCCAGAACATCATGCCTTCGTAGAACGCGAGAAGTTCACGGACAGCGGTGATCTCGGCTTGGGTGTAGCCGTCGTACGCCTTGCCCATCGGGTGATCGGACCAGTTGAGGTCCATCGCGGTGCCGCCGAGATGGTTCGACGTTGCGACACTGTTGGTGGGGGTCCAGCCGCCCTCGTCGGTGCCGCCGCGGGCGTTGTAGAGCGACTCGACGTAGGCGTGGAAGTCGGCAGCGAACGCCTTCATGATGCGGCTCGGGATGCCGCGTTGCAGCGGTATCACGATGCTCGTGCCTGGTATTGGGCTGCGGTCGAGCAGTTCGGGTCCGCAAGAGGGCCAGCCGTTTTCGGTGATCATGTGGCATCCTTTCGGGCATAGAAGAACCCCGCGCACTCAGGTGGCGGTAGACAAACTGATGGCCGAACTCGGGATCAGCGCCGACTGAACAGGTTCAGAAGTCGGGCCGGTCGTCGATGATCTTCTCGAGGAACGGCAGTGTGCCGGTGACGAATCCCCACGACAGCAGCGCGCTTAACACGATGCCGCCGAGCAGACCGGCGCCGAGGGCGACACCGACCCACGGAAACGGCTTCTCGATGCCGAACACGGTGTAACGGTCCATCATTCGCCCCAATACTTGAATCGCGGTGTCACGTCGACCTTGAGCTCCTGCGAACCGTCGTTGACGGTGATCGACGCGGGCAATGTCTCGCGACGCAGCAGAGTCGAGCCGTTGAACACTCCGTACCCATTGATGACCGTGCCGTTCGAGACGGTGCCGCCCGGGATCGTGATTGTCACGGTCGTGCCGGTCACCTGCGCCTTAGCCACACCGCCCTCGCTAATGTCGGTAGCGGATCCCCAGGTGGTGTCTGCGTACACAGTGCCGACGCGAGTGCTGTTGGAATACAGCCCGATTCGGTTGCCGAGCGCGCAGATCGCGCTCGCGCAGGCGCGCCGGTGGGCAGCTTCATACGTGGCCATTGAAACCCTCTCTTCGTTACATCCCGCTCACGTCCATCTCGTGAACCGAGATGACGTGAGAGTTCATGTTGGGCAACAGATCTGGGGCGCGCACATGGTCGCCCTCGCTGAGTAGCGGAACCGCAACATCAGATCCGCACAATGGGCAGGGAACGAACAGCTCCACTTCTGTTTCTCCTCTTACTGATAGGCACGCGCCCAAGCGCCACCGGGGGCGCCGGTCGAACCGTTTGACCCAGAGAACAAGCCGCCGTTACCGCCGCGGCCGCCCGACCCGGGCGGGGTACTGTCGCCGCTACCACCGATGTACGTCGAGCCGTTGAAGCTGTGATTTCCGGGTGACTTGCCACCCTGCCCAGACCCGAACCCTCCGGTGGTGCCACCTGCAGCGGCCAGGCTCCAGCCAGTCACAGAAGCTGTCGTCTGCTGGCCTGGCGACCCATCGGCGCCGAGCACACCGCCCGAGCCGCCGCCTCCACCAGCACCGACGACGATGGTGATCGTCGTTGCAGTCCAGGGGATATGCACACCACGCTCGATGGTCCAGGACGCCCATGCGCCGCCGTTGCCGCCCGAGCCGGCACCGAACCCGCCAGCACCGCCGGAACCGCCAGCGCCCGCGCCGCAGAGCACGATGTCGATGTAGCGGCACCACACCGGGATCTTGTAGGTGTACGTGCCAGGCGCGGTGTAGCTGGTCGCGACCGGCGACATTGGAGTGAACGCGATCGTGCCCGAGTCGGCGCCCAGCCCCGAATCAGTGCCGATGAAACCCGGTTTGAGCTCGGCGAGCATGTCGGCGCCGATCGCCGAGTCAACAACTGCGATACCGGCTTTCATCGAACCCGCGCTGTCGGCGCCGACGCCCGAGTCGACGCCGTGCAACCCGATGCCCGCCGCCTCGTCGATGCCGACGCCCGAGTCGAGCCCGATCAGCTCGGGCACGATCAGCGCCGAGTCAGCGCCGCGACCGGTGTCGACGCCGAGTGTGCCGACGCGCGGCAGCGATGCCACATCGGTACCGATACCGGTGTCGGCGGCGAGCAGGCGTGGCACGATCAGCGCGCCGTCTTCGCCGACGCCGGAATCGGTTGCGGTGACCCGATACCACGGGAACCACGCGGGTCGGTGATTGACCGGCGCGGGTGTCTGCGGCGTCGGGAACCACGCCGGTTCGTGCTCGCGCTGCGGCACAGTGGGATTCGGCGACCAAGCCATCACACCGCGCCTAGATGCATGCAAAGAACGTGTGAGCCGCCAATCCCGTAGGGCACGAGCCCCACCACGTCTCGCGACGACCCCGTGGACTGCGAGACGGCCACACTGAAAACGTCTTCCTCGCCCAATCTAATGGCGCCTGCGCTGGGCAGCGAATTAATCTCTACGTCGGTCACCATCTGCGTTGTGACTATCTTGCCTCGCGTTCCGATCAAACCCGGTGCGGGCGAGCGCGTATCAGTCTCTTGATCCAGTTCTAGTCCTGAATGGCGAACAAGACCTCGGATCAGCTGCGTACGGAGTAGCCCCGTGGATGTGGACGCATGATTGAAGCTGGCAGTGACCTCGATATGCCACAAACCGGGCAGATTGAACGTCCATTCTGTATTGGTTCCATCGGTGAAGGTCACTGATGCCGTGCCACTTTGCGACCAACCGGACAGCTTGCTAACGGCGTTGGCTGACGGGATCGACTGGCTCGCTGAAAGCGACAGTATGACCCACGGTCGCCCATCACCAGAACCACCGGAACCGCCAACCTCGGCAGGCAAGTACTCCAGTGGGACAACCGACTCTGAGTTCAGCGGTGCCACTCCCAACGCAGCGCCCTTTGCAGAGCTAGGCACGTACATAGCTGAGAGATCAGGCATTTGACCGTTGCCGACCTTGCCCAGCGCATCTAGCACCGGAACACCGCCCGCTGTGTTGGTCACCAGCGATGAGGTCGGCACCTTCCCAGCGCTGTTCAGCTTTGGCACACCGTTCGCTACGTCGGTCTCCAGATACGACGTCGCGAGCTTGGTAGACGAGTTCAGCGGCGCAACGCCGTTGGCGGCGCCCTTCTGCGACAGCGGGATCGCGTTGGTAGAGCCGCCGCCGAACCACTGGTCAAACCAATCTTTGATCGCCGAGACCACCGAGTTGACCGGTGTCACGACGAGACCGTTGAACACGTCGCGGATCTGATCGAGCGTCGTCTCCAGCCCGCCGACGAGCGACTGCGGGATCGTGCCGATCACGGCAGCCGGGTTCGTCAGCAGGTCGGTCGCCAGCGTCGACAGGTTGCCGAGGGCGGTCAGCGCGTCCTGCGCGCCGTCGCGCGCCTTCTGCTGGATCCATTCGAGCTCGTCGGACAGGTCGAAAATGCGGTCGAGCAGATCGCCTACCGGCGTGATGCCGAGCGCGTCGAGCGCCGAGTCGATCAGCGTTCCGAGCCAGTTGAACAGGCTCGAAAGATCCTCGGGCAGATCCTTGGTGAATGCCTGCGGAATCTTCTGCGTCGCTTGCAAATACACATTGTCAGCCTTGACTCGGCCAGCGGTGGCTTCGTCGGAGACGACCGTCTGCACCGACACGTGAGTGACGCCCGAGGCGGGCACGGTGTAGCTGCCCCAGGCGTTGAGCTCGTCCCAGTCGTGCGAGCCCGACGGTGACTCGTCGCTTGCCAGCAACACCGCCACGCCGGGTGTGTCGCCGTTGTAGGGCACGAGCTCGATGCGCACGGCGTTCGACTCGGACTCGGCCTCGACGTTCTCGTATTTGACCTGCGCGCCCGCCTTGAGCACCCAACCGGGCGAGACCGGCTGCGGCTCGGTGCTCATGATGTGCCACTGCCCGTCGCACTCGACCACGGCGCAGCCGAGGGGCGTTGTGGCGCCGTCGGTCGCGTCGTGAGTCCAGCCCGAGCCCTCGACGATGGTCACCGGGTCGTCGAACCCGCCCTCGAGGAGCAGCGTGAGCTTCTCGTCGGTCAGCAGCCCAATCGGCAGCGGCCCCAACAGCCCCGGCAGGATCCGAGACACAATGTTGAGGAACGGCTGCACGATCGTGCGCACGAACTCGCGCGCCGCGTCCTCGGGATCGAAATCGGGGTCGGTGAAGTCGATTGCGCCGAAGAACTGTTGCGCCCCAGCGATAAACGAGGTGATGAACGGCAGGTCGATGCCCTTGCCGTCGTTGAGGCTGGCCACGAAATCGTCCCACGACGCGAGGTTGATCCCGGCGACGTTGTCGATGAACGAGACGATCTGGTCGGGCAGGTTCGTCGCCCAGTCCTTGAGCTGCTCGTACGCCGCGCCGAGGTCGCCGGGGATGAAGAACCCGACGACCGCCAGCACAACGTCCTTGAGGAACCGTTCGAGCATCTTCGCCACGAACAGCGCCAGGTCGGGCAGCGACGGCAGCTCAATGTCACGCGGCCGGTAGCCGCCCCACGGGATGTCGGGCAGGTTGTGCAGCGACTCCAGGTTCGGAGTCTGCCGCATCCAATCAGGCAGTGGATCGGTCACGGCAGCGCGACCGCCTTCATGCTGAACCGCGGCGCGGTGGTGCTGTAGGTGGCCGAGCCGCCGACCTTTTCGGCCATCAGGTAGATCGCGGCGGCCTCCCCGGCAGCGACGTACAGGTCGCTGTCGGAGGCCGATTCGCCGGTCTCGGGCCCGGACTGCAACACCACGCGCTGCGTCTGCACACCCGGCACCGCCTTACCGAGCCCGACGATCGGGCCCGTGGTCGAACCGAGGCGCGCGACCAGGTCGACGGCGATGTCCGATGTCGATCCGGTCACGGTGACCGCGGCGTCGACATCGGGCCGCCACGGGAACAGGTACGTGCCGGCCTGTACGGTGATCACACCGATCTGCGCGGTCGCGGTGGTGCCCGCGGTCGCGTTGCTCAACGACGCGGCCCAATGCATGCCGCCAACCCGTTGCGGCACCAGCTCGAAACCGTCCTCTTCGTCGTTCAGTGCGATCACGTCACCGGCCGAGCCGCCGTCGAAATCGCTCGGGTCGAGCACGGTGTCGCCGTCCTGGCCGGGCGCACCGGCGCGCTGCGACGCGCGCAGCTGCACGATCTGAGATTGGCTGTCGCTGCCGGGCTGGATCTCGACGAACTCCATGAAATCGGGTGTCGGGTCGTCGTAGTCGAGCGGCACGTTGTCGATCGTGGTGTCGATGATCGTGTGCTTGCCCGGGTCGCCCTTGATCAGGCCGGCGATGCCGGTGACGCCCTGCAGCGGCTTGGCAAAGAAAATGTAGGCGCCGCGCTCGGGGTCGGACTCTTTGGGCACGAGGCACTCGACGACCCAATACTCTTTGTCGTCAACGACTTTGGTGGGGTACGGCTCGTCAGGCATTTACGGGATCTCCTTACGATCGCGGGGCGAGGGACCAGACGTTGAAAGCCTCCATGAGGCCGGTGATGAATCGCTGATGCTTGGCGGTCGAGGCCTCTTCGGCGGCACCGTCGCCGATCTGCACGAGGAACTCGCGGTCCCTCGGGGTGAAGCGCCACGGGGTGTTCGTCACGTGGTCGGTGAACATGCGCCACTTGGTGGTCCCGGTGACCGGATCGGGCACCGGGTAGATCAGCGACATGAGAACGCCCTTGAAGATGTCGCGGCCGAGCGCGTACGGCCCGAACGGGGCGTTCTTCAACGTGGCTTGCGCCGAGGTGTAGCCGCGGGTGTCGAACAGCGCGGTGAGGAACGTAAAGATCGCCTCGACGTTGTACGGCGGCGACGGCGTCGGGATCATCACCTCGATGTTCGGGTGCATCGGACCCATTTGCGCGCGGCGCTGGTAGTGCTGCAGCAGCTGGAACGCGAAAAACGCGTCGTTGAGGAACCCGTCGAGCAGGTTCGAGGGAATCCCGGTGAGCCCCAGCACGATTGAGATCGAGTCGATCAGCCAGGCCAGGGTAGCGTTGATCAAATCGTTCAGCCACTTCGGGCTGCGACCGCCGATCTGGATTTGCCACGCCTTCGGTGTGTGGTCGGTGATCCGGCACGACAGCAGCGGCGAGTCACCGCCCAGCTCGGGCGCGACGACGACCGCGTAGGGTTCGGTGAAGTTCACGCCGAGCGCCGGGGCGTGATAGACGCCCGGCATCGACTGCACCTCGCGGATGATCGGGTAGAAGATGTCGCCGAGCGAGCCGCCGAGGTCGACCGCAGTGCGGAACGCCGAGTCGAGGATCGTGTGCGTCGGGCCCGAAATCTGGCTGCGGTCCTTGACCGTGACGACATAGGTCGGTTTGGTGAGGTTTGCCCACCGATCCGGCTGCGGGTCGCCCGGCCGCCACAGGGTTACGTCGACGACGACGCCGTACGCCTTGGTCAGGTCGCGGATCGTGGTGCCGCACGACTCCATGCGAACCGTCTTGGCCACTGCCGGGGAGCCGTCGAGGAACGGGTTGGTGCGCACGACGTACATCGGCGTTTTGAGCATCTCGAGGATGGCCCGCGGGTTGAGGCCGTCGCGCGAGATCGCTTGCAGGATCGAGCCGAACCAGGCGCGTACGTCGGGGTTGAGTGACAGCGCGTTGTTCAGGAACTCGTTGATGCCGGCCTGCACGCGCAGGGCGCACTCGCTGATCATGTTCTCGATCACGGTGACGATCGGCCCGACGAACACCGCGTGCGAGAACGGCTGAATCTGGATCGGCAGGAACCACGACGGCCAGATCGTGAGGTAGTTCAGGATGTCCCAGATGCCGATGCAGTTCGCGGTGCTGGTCCACGCGCCTTTTTGGTACTCCCAGTCATGGGTGTCGATGTAGTACGGCAGCCGGTACCCGGCGGTCTCGACGATCACGCCGCGCAGGGTTTCTCGGCACTGCATCATCTCGCCGACGAGGTCGCTTGACCCTTTCGTCTTGATGGTGGCCGCGCCCTTGTCGTTCATCGGGTCGGTGCCGGTCGCCTCCATGAGGTCGGCGCCGAATTCGCCGATGTCGTCCCAGAACTCGTCGCACAGCGTGAACGTCCAGTCCATGTCGGCCACGTCCTGCAGGCGGGCCAGCTCGGCTGCGGCGGCGGCCTGCTGCTCGACGGTGCCGTGCTTGAGTTTCTCGTTCAGGGTGGCGAGATCGCGGCTGGTCACTGCAGCGGCCCTCCGTGGTCATAGCACTGGTCGACCGCCCCGGCGTTCGTCACACCGGCCAGGGTGACGTGGTACAGCGGTACGCGATAGCCGCTCGGCTTGAGGCATTTCGGGCACCACAAACCGAGCTGCGGCTCGCCGGTCCACAGCGTGTACTGCATTGCCATTACAGGGGGTACCTCCGCAGCGGGGTGCCAGCGGCGATGATCTTCGAGTCGGCGTTGCCGTTGTCGATCGCGACCTTGACGTAGTACGGCGTGACCTGCGAGTCGGGCTGTCCGGGCGACTTCGGCGGAATGACCGAATTCCTGTTCCAGCGGCCCTTGATCAGCGAATAGAGGTTGCCCTGCGGGGGCACGATGCCGAACACCGAGCCGATCTGGTTGAGCAGCGGGTTGACGTTGCCGCCGCTGGCCCAGGACAGAAAGTCCTTGAGCGCCTTTTGGAACAGGTTCAGATCCTGCTGTGTCGGCGGAACGCTGGTGAGATCCTTGATCTTCGGGTTCTGCCGCGAGGTGTCGATCTGCACCACCTGATTGGGCAGCAGCGGCCCGAACTCGATCATGTCGGTTTGGCCGGGCCCGGCCGCGAACTTGAACGTGCCCGGCCCAAAGCAGGTGTAGCGCAGCGGCATCGGCTGGTCGCCGATGTTGCGGATCCGCACAAACCCCGACTGCGACACCGAGCCGTTGTCTCCGGCTGAGATCTTGCGCACCGACGCGGGCGTCGCCTGGGTGAGGATCGCCGCCCCGGCCTGCATGCCGAACCCGACGCCGCGGTAGTCCTCGCCGAGCATCGAGTTCGCGCCGTTCTCTTTGACCGAGAACACCTCGACGCCGTTGCGGAGCACCTTGAACAGCCGCTCGTTGCCCTCGCCCTCGTACCCGGCAACCAGGGTGAACTTTTCGCCGATGATCGGCGGGATCAGCAGCACGCGCTGCCGTAGCACGGTCTGCGAAAAGTCCTTGAAGTAGGACAGTTTCAGAATGTTGTTCTCGATCCGCATGCGGATGCCGTTGCCGTCCCAGTCGCCGTTGCTGTCGCGGCCCATGCGCGCCCACAGGTCGTTGGCGGCGCCCTCGGGCAGCGACCACTCTTGGAACGAGCCGAGCACCATCGACACGACCTGGTTGTCGGTGGCGGTGCTGAAATCCTTGTACGGGCCGCACACGACCTCGCGGGTGTCGGTGACCAGCCAGTCGTCCGGGTCGTCTTTCCAGCGGGACTGCGAACCGTCGGCGTAGATGAACCCGCCGCCCTCTTCGGTGTAGTACAGCGGCCAGTTCTCGCCGAGGTCGCCGTCGGCCTCGGTGTCGTAGTTGAACGTGTCCGCCATGTCCTCGTAGGCGAACGCGAACGCGTCGACCTCGTCATAGGTGCGCCAGAACCCGGTGTCGGTGCGCAGCACCAACGTGAGCTCAGCCGTACGGCTTTCGCCGATCTTGGACACATCCGGCGGGGTCTTGAACCAGCGCACGTCGGCCCACCAGCGGCCGGTGTCGAAGTCGATGAACGACAGCTCGCTAGTCCACTTCGCGTGGATCGAGGAGACGATCTCGCGGCACAACTTGCGGCAGTGCTGCGGGTCGCGGCCGTGCACGAGCAGTTTCAGCTCGACCTCGCCGGGGCCCTGCAGCGCGTCGACGAACGTGACACCGTCCTCCGATGCGCCTTTTTGGTCGATGATGTCCCACGGCGCGATCAGGCCCTTGAGGCCGTTCTTTTTGATCGCCACATACTCGGGCTCGTCGAACCGGTTCGGGATCGCTTTGCCGCCGAGCAGCGCGAAACTGTTCGACTCGTCGTAGGCCCACAACGTCACCAGCGGGTAGCGGCCCTTGAGGTGGTAGTAGGCCGCCTGGGGTGTGATCGGCCCCTTCGGGTAGTGAGTCATCGCACTCCTGCAGGCGCGTTCTGGGCTTCGAGGTTGCGCACGATGTCGCGACCGGCGCGGTCCTCGCTGGCCTCGTGGTTGTGGTATTCGAGGTTGATCGGCTGGCCCGGCTGGCCGCCTGCCTGCTGCTGGCCGGGCGCGATCTGCGCGGGGTTCGGCATCGACTGCTGCCCAGCGATATTCGGCAGCGCGGGCCGCGCCCCGGCGAACCCGGCCGCGACCTTGCCGAACCACGAGTTACCGATGTTGGCAAGCGGCGAGCCGGACGGCAGAAATGTCTCCATCAGCCCCGACACTCCGATGCCGGCGAGCTGGCCTGCGTAGCCGATCGCGCGGTTGGCGAGCTTGATGCCCATCTGGGCGGCCTGGGATGCGCCGGGCGCCAGCAGGTCGAGGCCCTGCGTGGCGGCCATGATGCCCTCCATCGGCAGACCGCTGAGTCCTTGGAATCCCTCGCCGCCCTGCGCGGGGAACGAGCTGCCGCCGATCGCGGTGTTGAGCGCGAACGGCGCCGACTGCGGCATGCCGACACCGGCAGCCAGCGGCGCACCGCCACCACCGAACCCGACGGCCGGCGCCGGTGGGTTAGTCAGCCCGGGGTTCGTGTTCTCTGGCGCGTAAACGACGCTGTCCGGTAGCACACCGGTCGAGGGCACCGTCGTCCCCGACACCACAGATCCCGACGGCGCGGCACCAGTAGCACCCGCAGCGGCGCTAGGAGTCGCGCCCGGCTGTGGAGCCGGTAGAGCCACACCGCCACCGCCCTGTGGCCAGTTCGTCACCGTCACCGGCACCGGGCCGCTGCTCGACGGCGCCAATGCAGGGGCAGCAACCGTGGTCGCTGCCGGTGTGCTCACGGTCGGGGTTGCAAGGGCGCTCGGGGCCGCTCCGATCGGCCGGTAGTAATGCGACGTGAACGCCGGATCGTCGGCGCCCGTGCCGCCAATACCGCGCCGCGCCGCTGCCTCGTCAGTGCCCCAGTTGAACGGGGTGCCGCCAGGCAGCGTCGCCTGCATGTGGCTGGCGTTGAATCCGACCCGGAAATCGCCAGGCCCGCCCATGCCCTTGATGAAGCCATGCTCGGAAAGCCACTGATCCGCGTTGTGTGTCGACAGAGACCGACCGCCCGTGGGGCGGCCGTCGAGGATGTTGACGAGATCCTCTACGGCGCTTGAGCAGTCGCCGATGCCCTTGGTCAGGTCCGCGATTCCGGTCTGCGAGTACCGGCCAGCGGGAATGGACGCGAGCAGTGCCGCGTCGCCGGGGTATGCGCCGCCGCCGCCAGGGTAGGTCGATACACCGGGATAGGCGCCGTACTGAGTCTGAGGCTGGGTGTACTGAGGTCCGAACACGCCCTGCGCGCCGAGAATGCCCATCAGGCCGTGGCCGCCCTGGATCGGGTTTGCCTGGCTGATGGCCGACAGCTGGCCGAGCAGCGGGGCCGCGGCGAGGTTGGCGAGGAACTTCACGAGGTTCTCGGCGAGGCCCGGCAGGCCCTTGCTGATGCCGAGGTCGTTGTCGAGCGCCGCGCCGATCCCCTCCATGCCCTGAGAGAACTGCTTGGCGGTGTCCTCCATCTTTTTCCAGGTGCCCTGCTGCGCCTCGGCGAGCTTCATCTGCGCCGAAACGTATTGCCGCTCAGCCATTGTCACCTGCTGGCGCGCCATGTTCAGCTGCTGCGCGGTGGCGTTCCCGGAGGCCTCCAGTTCGAGCACGCGGATACGGGCGTTCTCGACCGACTGCCGCGCCGACATCACCGAGGTCTCGGCGTCGAACACGCGCTGCGGGTCGACAACGTAGCCGCCCGGGCCGGTCGCGCCCGCGGGCGGCATGCCGGGCAGCGGTGCGATACCGGGGATCGAGCCGGGCACTGGGATCGCGTCGACCGAGTATTGCGACGGGTCGAACGACGGCTTGGCGTCCGCCCCGCCAGATTCGGCTTTCTTTTCGTCGGCGACCTGCTGGGCGGCGTCGTCGTAGGACATGCCGGGGCCGCGCTCGATGTCGGGAGCGGGCCCGCCACCAGCCCGACCGCGGCGGTCCTCGACCGAAACGTCCAGCGGCACTTGGCCCGGCATGTTCCCGAACGGTGCGCTACCGGCCGGGTTCGGATTCACCAGGCCGGGAATCGGGATGCCGCCGACAGTCGTCGGGCCGTTCCCTGCGCCCTGCTGCGGCAGCGGCGTGGTCGGCGGCGGCAGCGGCCGAACCCAGTTGCCGGTGTTCTGCCCGACGAACCCGGGCGGCACGACCCCGTCGAGCTCGGGGTTGTCGAATACACCGTTCAGGAACTGCGGCAGCGACTGGTTGAAGAACTTGCCGATCGCCGAATCCGCCAGCCACTCTTTGAACTTGCGGAACGTCTCGTCGATGTTGCGGCCGAGTGTCTGCCACTCGTTCTGGTGCCGCTGCAGCGCGCCCGAGGCCTCGTCGGTCTTGCCCGCGAGGTTGCCCATCTCGCCGGCCGCCGCGTCCAGGTCGAGGTTGTGGATGGCGTCGCCAACGTCTTCCCACTTCGTTTTGAACAGGTCGAGGCCGACGCGTTCCCGTTCCATCGGATCTTCAATGGTGCGGATCGCGTCGAGTACCGCGCCGAACGCGGCCTTGGCGGCCGGGCCGCCCTGTGCGAACTTGGCGGCCATATCGTCGGCGTCGAACCCGAGCGCGGTCAGCGCGGTCCTGGTGGTGTCCGACGAGTCGGTCACCGAGATCGCGAACTCTTTGAGCGCGTCGGCGGCGACATCGACGTTGCGGGCACCGCCCTCCCACATCTGGTTAATCAGACCGAGGGCCTCTTGACCGGTGATGCCGAGGTCGCGGAACTTGGTGCCGTATTCCTCGAACGTGTCGAGCAGATCGTTGGAGATGTTCAGGCCGTTCTGGGTGGCCGCGACGATCAGGTCGAACGCTTCCTCGTAGTCGGAGACCAGGCCAGTTTTGATGAAGTTGCGCACGCCGCGGGCGATCTGGCTGGGATCCTCTTCGATCACCGACGAAACGGTCTGCAGGCGCTCGACGAACTTCTGCGCGTCGGCCTCGCTCGCGTTGGGGCTGATCAGCCCGCCTTGGATACCGAACTGCAGGGCGCGCAGGTTGTCGGCCATCGACTCGCCCCAGCCGCGCGCGTACGCCGCGCCCGCGGCGTTGCCGAACCGGCTCATGGTGCCGCTGTCGAGGCCCATGCGGGTGGCGATGACATCCTGCACCTGCAGGGTTTCCAGGCCCTCGGCGATGCCGCTGGCGAGCATCTTGCCGCCCATCACACCGAGGGTCGCCAGACCGGCCAGCGCGAGGCCGATCGGGCCGCCTCGGGCGCCGAGGGTCAGCAGTGTCGACGAGTTGGTGAACCCCGCGGCGAAACTCTCGGCCGCCTCACGCCCGGCGCTCGCGCCCGCGCCGGATCCGCCGAGCCGGTCGAAGAACCCGCGGTTCGCGCTGTTGGCGGCCTCTTCATAGTCGCGGTAGGCGTCGGCGGCGTTGCGCACCGCGCGGGCCTCGTCACGGCGGGCCTTTTCGACGCGCTCGGCCTGCGCGACGATCTTGTCGTTGCTGGCCTGCTCGCGCTGCAGCTTTTCGAGTTTCTCGGTCTCGACGCGCAGGCGACCGGCGGCGTCCTTGGCGCGGTCGTAGGCGTCGACAGCCTTGTCGGCGACTTTCTTGACCTCTTTGTCGACATCCCGGGCGCCGGTCCCGAACGAGTCCGAAAATGCCTGGCCCGCATTCTTTCCTGCGTCGGCGAACATCTTCTCCGCACGCTGGGCGGTGGCGGTGGCGAGACGCTCGTCGAGCTTGGCCTCGACGGGAATCGGGATGCCCAAGGATCACACCTCCTCGTTGTTCGGGGATGTCTGCGGAATCGCCTGCGGCGCTTGACGCTCGACAGCGCCGCCGCCGGATCGGTTGACGACGAGCGAGAGCACCTTGCCGAACTCGGCGTCGTGAAACTCTTCCTCGGCGGCCTCTTCCTCGGCGCGCTCGCGGGCCTCTTTCGGCGAGATGAAAACGTCGTACTCGTACTCGAATTCGGTGCCGGCGTACTTGCTGGCCCGGTAGGCGGCCAGCTCGTTACGCGTCGAGGCGAGCATCTTCTCGACGACGGTCCAGTCGCCGTCGCGGCCAAACGGCGGCGGGGCGTTGGTTTTGAACTCGGACTTGGCGGGCAGGCTGCGAACCAGGTTCAGCAGCAGCCTGCTCGACAACTTCAAGCAGCCGTGCTCGTCGCGGTCGCCGCGGTGCCACCACCGGATGTCGGTGCCGTTGCAGTGCAGCCGCAGATCGGCCTCAATCTCATCGGGGTAGCGGCACCACAGCGCCAGTGCTTCAAGAACTTTTGGAGTCCTGGCGGCGACGGTCCTCCAGCTGTTTGGCCATCACCTGCCACGTGGTGCTGATCTGGCCGGGCACGTGGCCGGCCTTGAGGAACTTCGCGTACGTCTCGGGCAGTGTGCCGTTTTTGAGGTAGGCTTCGCGGTCCTTGACGGCGTCGGTGCCCATCAGCGCGATGCACAGCATTTCCTCGTCGTTGATGAGCTTGCCGCCCTTGCGTGCCGGGAACTTCGGCACCTTGCGAACCTCTTTGGTGATCGGGTCTTGGCGTTCCTCGGTGTCGAGATCCTCGACCAGGAACCGCTGGTGCTCCAGATAGCGCATCTTCATGTCCGGGGGCATCAGCTGCGGGTTCGGCAGCTCCCAGGTCTCGTTGTTGCCGAGGTCGAACTTCTGCGAGGCCATGAACCCGAGGTACTCGGTGGCCTGCGCGCGCGACTGGTCGGGCTTGATCGGGTGCTTGTCTTCGAGGTTCTGCTCGTCCGACATTGGGGCTGGATTCCTTTCGTGGACTGGATATGTGGGCTTGTGGGCTGGCGTAGATGGTTGGGCTCGCAGGGTGCGCGTCCAGCCCACGAGCGCGCACCCTGCGAGGGTCTGTTAGGAACCGTCCTCGGCCTGCGCTTCCCAGGCGGGGCCGCCGACGAACGTGTGCTTGATGATCGGCCGGTATTCGCCGTCGACCATCGCCATGAAGAACCCCGACGGTTCGGGCTTGAACGTCAGCGACGCCGCGGTGCCGCGCTTGCCCAACCGGCGCTCATCCTTGTTGTTCAGCGTCGCGTAGTCGTAGGCGTCGACCTCGTAGAGGTACTGGCCGTTCTTTTTGCGGATGCCGTACAGCAGGAACTGGCGGCCGATCTTCTCGGCGTCGACGATCTGCGACCAGCCCGCGTTTTGCTCGCCGGGCAGCTCGACCAGGCTGTTGCCCAGGGCGTCGGACAGCGGCAGGTTGTTGAGCAGCCGCTGAATCGCGGGCTGCAGGTTCTGCAGCGCCTGGAACGAGAACGGCTCGTCCTGCTTGGTCATGTCCGACTCGAACGGCCAGTTCGACTGCTCGATCATCTGGTCGTCGGTGTCGATGCTCGGCCGCTGCGACGGGCCGTTGCCCTCACCGAACGCGCCGGCGAGGTACCAGCCTTCGTTCGGGTTCGGGTTCGGCACCCAGAACCCGTTTTCGAGCTTCTGCGCGAACAGGTCGTCGCGCAGCTGGCCGTCCTGGGCGAGCGGCGACCAGTTCACCGAACCGTTGGGCAGGTGCGGCGAGATGTTCGTCGCGGCACCGCGGGCGTCGCGGAACAGCACCGCGATCAGGCCCGTGCGGTGGCCGCCCTGCAGTCGGTTGTCGACGTTCAGATAGCCACCAGCCGCGGGAGTCGTGCCGGTCAGTGGTTGCGTCATGTGACGCGCTCCTTTCGTGAAAGGGGGGGATGAACCGGAAGTCATCCGGCATTTACTGGTGGGCTGGAATGCGGCGGGGGCCGCGACGCCGTCAGTCGACGGCGACGTACGAGGTGCCCAGCTTGTAGCGGCCGGTGTAGCGCACGATCCGATCGTGGGCGTAGGCCATGCGGGCGGGTTTGATCAGCACATCGCCGTAATCGAGGTCGGCGACCGTGCCGTCAGAGAGTGTGACCGAGGGGGATTCGCGGATCAGCTTGATCATGCGGCGGTGCCCCTCGTCGGCCGCTGTCTTGGCGGCCTCGGGGCCCAGGCCGTAGAAGTCGAGCTGGATCACGGCGTCGTCGGTGCCGCTGTCGGGGTCGTCGGCGCCGTCGACCCTGGTGATCTCGCAGAACGGCAGCTCGTTGTCGTCGAGGTCGCGTTCGACCGCGGCGCGCATGACCGGCTGCATCCAGCAGGCGACGAAATCCTCTGTGTCCGGCGCGGACTGGTCGTACAGGTCAGCCATTGGTCACGTCCGAGATGCCGCCCTTGAGGTCGCCGCCGAAGTGCGAGGCGACCTTCTGCGCGATGCCCTGCGCCTTGGTGGGCGTGTTCTGGCCGACCTTGCGGAACTCGCCGTCGTCGACCTCGACCGTGCGCTTGCCGTTCTTGTCACGCTTGACATCTGAGGTCTTGCGCTTGTCCTCGCCGGTGCCGAACTCGACGAAGTGCGCATACCAAGCTGTGGGTCCGAACACGCCTCGGCCGTTGCGGGCCTTGACCATAACGGCCCACGAGGCGGCGTACCCGCCGTCGTCGACCGGCGAGATCGACTTAGCGAACGGGATCGCCTCTTCCTTCATGAACTTGTCGATCCCGGCGTCGACCTCGGTCGAGTTGCGGATGTGGTTGGCCAGGTCGGCATCCGAGACACCGAACTTCTCGAACGGGTTGCCCATCAGCCGATCTGCCTCTTGCACATGATCGTCACGTGATGCACCTCGGATCCGTCGTACTTGGGCATGATCGGGCCCTCGATCTGGAACAGTGCGGCGCGGCCGGCGCTCGACTCGGGGTTGAGCAGCTCGGGGTGCTCCGATCCGTCGTAGAGCAGCTCGCCGCTGGCCTTGGCCGCCAGCACTGCGGCGACCGGCGGTGCGGTGAGTTTCCAGAACTCGGTGGCCACGTTGGTCTGCGCGTCGGGGGTTTCCGACGCCCCGGCGGGCCGGAAGTGACAGCCGGGCACGCGCACCGCGGTGCGGGACTTGCTTTTCAGGCCGCCCCATCCCGGCGAGCCGGTGGGGGCGACGGTCACGATCGCGACAACCTGGTCGCCGAACTGTTCACTCATGGCGACGGCAAGATCCTGAACGCCGAGAACAACGCCGACAGCTCGGAATCGTTCGAGATCGCCTCGAACCACTCGTATTCGACATCGTCGATCTTTTTGCGCTTGAGGTCGGCGCTGTCGCGCTTGCTGCCGTAGCGCTGGGCGACCAGCCGCACGACCGCGGCCCGCCAGTCGGCGGCCTCGGTCTCGGTGTAGCCGTGTGTCACCGTGACGACGACGCCGCCGTCGCGGGCGGTCCAGCGGCCCCACGGCTTGGTGATCGTGCCCTTGCGGCGCGACCAGGTGAGGGTGTCGACATCGAGCGCGGTGCCGAGTTCGACAACCGATTTCACGTCGAGCAGGCGCAGCGTCGGCAGCGACAGCACAGCGCCGCCGGAACCGTCGACCTCGATCTCGTCGTCGGTGCGCACCGGGGACACGTGCCAGCCGCAGTAGCGGCGTGCCGCTGCCAGCGCGGCGTTGATCGCGGTCTGCGCCTCGGTGTCGTCGGCGAACAGGCCGCGCACCTTGGCGGGCAGGTCGCTAGGCTCCAGTTCCGCCATCGCCGTCCCCAGGCTGCGCGGGCGCGGGTGCGGTGGTTTTCCTGGGCCGCTTGCCGATTGACCGCAGCTCGCCGGGTTCGGCTGTGGCGGTCTCGACACCGGCGCGGCGCGCGGCGGTGACCTCGACGGGCTCGAACAGCTTCTCGCGACCCTGCACGGCCTCGTCGCTGTCGTCGAACAGGTCACCCGGCTTCACGATGCGCGAGACGCGGTCGCGGCCGAAGTACGCGAACGCCTCTTTGGCTCGAACGATGGACATGTGGTTCCTCTTTTCCGTGGTGGGCTGGAACCGGTGAGGGCGCGGGGATCGCCCGCGCCCTCACCGATCGGGACTACTAGGACGCGGTCTCCACGTTCAGCAGGCGGAACGCGTTGGCGTTGACCACATCCGCGCCCATCCGGCAGTAGGCGTACCAGCCGCGCTGGCCGGTCGGCCGCTGGCTGCTGCCGAACAGGTGCGGGATGAACTCGACGGTCATGCCGATGCGGTCGGCGATGACGTAGTTCTGGAAGTTGCCGTACAGCAGGACGTAGTTGTCCGCTGTCGCGGTTCCATCCCAGGTCGCGTCCATCGCCTCGGCCTCACCGACCGGGCGGCCGAGCAGCTGCGAGGGCTCACCGTTGCCGATGGTCTCCCACAGGCCTGCGCCGCCCTGGGTGTCGAACTGCCGGATCTTGTTGTAGATCAGGTTGTTCGCCAGCCAGGAACCGCGCTTGCGGTGCCGCGCGGCGAGCTGCTCGTAGACGCCGTAAACGTCGGCGATCGCGAACGTCTCCGCGGTGGCGGGGGCGATCTCGGCGGCCGTGCCGGCGAGCGCGGTCACGATGCCGGTCGGTTCCTTGCCGGTGCCGCTACCGACGATCAGGGTGACGGCCTCCAGCTCGTCCTTACCCTCGGCGAGCAGCGTCGCGACGGTCTGGGTCACGTTGGCCTCGTCGGCCAGCGCCTCGATCGAGATCGGCACGAAACCCTGTGCCTTCTTGATCGGGATGTCGGGCTGGCCGAACGTCGGGGCGTCGTCCGAGACTTCCTCGAACTCGTCGTCCCAGCTCCACTGCACCGCCGCGGAGGTGACGCCGTTCCACTTGTCACCGGTGGCGATGACCTGGCGGGCGAACATGCGGATGTCGTTGAGCGAACCGTTCGAGGTGACGATGACGGCCGGATCGAGCTGGAACGGCACCAGGTAGCCGCCGTCGCTGTCGGTCAGGCCCATCGCGCGAACCTCGTTGAGGGCGCGCTTCTCGTCCTCGGTGAGGATCGCACCGTGCGGGTTGCGGGCCATCTTGGACCACGCCCGCATGTACGCCGGCGACGAGGTCAGCAGGCACTGACGCGCCAGGGTCGAGTGCTTGTCGTCGAAGCGCTCGATGATCTTGGTCGCGGCCTCGCGGACCTTGTCGCTGGTGCCCTGCATCTTCTCGATGGCCGAGAACGCGCGGGCCCGCAGCTCGGTCTTGTACTCCTCGGGATCGCGGCCGTAGGTGCGGACCTCGGACAGATCCCACGGGTTGCGGAACCGGCACTCTTCGATGCTGTCGGGCTCGAGCAGCGCGTCGCGGTCGTAGTCGCCGCGGCTGCCCTGCGAGGATCCGGCCTCGACGCGCAGCCGACGACCGGGCACCTGCGAGGCGCCGGTGCGGACCTCGGCGAGCTTGGCTGCACGCTCGAGGCGCTTGCGGTGCTCGTCGACGCTGCGGAACTCGTCAGCGAGCTGGTCGAACTCGCGCTGCTCGTCGTCGGTCAGCGAGTCGAGTTCGCCGAGTTCCTCCATGCGGGCATGGATCTCGTCGAGCCGCTTGATCGACTGCGAATGGGTCAGGGTCGGGCCAGCGGTGCCGCGCTCGTCGTCGGCACCCTGGTGCTGCTCATCGCGGTTCATCGCGATTCCTTTCTTTTGATGTTGATGAGGGTGTCGCGCTGTTGCCGCAGTAGAAGTTGGTTGCGGCTCAGCGATTTCGACGGGCGCTCACCTACGCACTCGGGGGTGGATCGCTGCGCGTCGTCGGACTCGGCCGGGCGCTCGGCTGCGGGCGGCTCAACGTCGTCGGCCTCGTCGGCCTCGGTGTCGTCGCTGGCGCTTCGCTGCGCGGCGTCGTCCTGCGAGACTGCATCCGCGATGAACACAGCCTCAGCGAGCAGTCGTCGCTGCTCGGGGTCATGGAGGCGGCCGAGGTCGATCACCTTGGACCGCATCGAAACTGACGTTTCGGGGTAGGCCGGCCACACGACCGGCCCGATCTCGGGCACCTTGAGTTCTTTCAGGGTGCGCACCAGTAGCTCGTCCTCGGGTACGTCCTCATACCAGGTGCGGCGCAGTTCCTCGACGAGCTGCTGCTCGTCGCGGATCGGCCGCCCATCGGGGTAGGCCCACGATTCACGAACGACCGTGAACCGGAACGACATGCCGTTGATCGCGCCCTCGGCGATCGCGTCGCGCACCGGTGCCATCAGCCAGTTGTCGAACACGCGCGCCACGACGTGCGCGCCGCCCTCGGGGGCGAGGACCGGGTCGACCTCTTCGGCGATGCTGCGCAGGCTGGCGATCGGGATGCTGCCGATCATCGGGTGTCGGCCGTGGTCGAACTGCACCTTGGGCGGCGACTCGCGAAATGACCGCTTCATCGAGCCGGGCGCGATGAGTTCCTTGAACCGGCCCTCGTAGCTGTCGATCACGGTGACGCTGTTGAACACCGCGCCGTACCCGTCGAGGGTGAGGCCGTCGTTCGGGTCGTCGTCGTCGGCGGCGTCGCGCAGCGCGAACGGTGCTTGGCGGCGAACACTTTCCAGGGGCGGTCGGGCCGCGCGCTCGATTGTCTTCACGAGGGTTCGTCTCCTTTTCCTGTCACCAGGTGTCGGTCAGTTCGGCCCGCACCCACGTGTCAGCGGCGACGCACACGTACAGGTGCTGCGCGTCGAAAGCGATCTGCCCGGGCGTGCCGTCGGCGTCGGCACCCTCGGGAACCTCGACGATCACCGGCACGCCGTCGAGCGAGGGAATGTCTGTTGCGGCTGCGGCGCCAATCGCAGCCCGGGCGGCGGCGGCGTTCGCGCCTGCGGCGATCACCGCGGGTTTCTCGGCGATGTCGCCCCACTTGACCGACACGTCGGCGTTCCCGGCGGCCGGTAGACCACTGAACGCGGTCTCACCGTCGCCGACCTTGATCACGCCCGTGTCGGTGTCGATCGCGACCTCGTCCTTACGCAGCACCGGGTCGGCGACGGCCGCTACCGGCCACACCGTGATGCCGCCCAATCGGATCCGGCGAATGGCCATCACGCACTCTCCTCAGTCGAATTGCCAGCGCCGCCGGCGCTTTGGCCGGGCGGCAGCAGCTGCACGCTCGTCATGCCGGTGTGCTTGAGCAGGCGCAGGTCGCCCGCGTTGACCGCGGCCACAACCGAATCCGGCTCGTAACCGGCCGTGATGAGCGTGTTGATGGTTTCGGCCTTGACCTTTTGGATGTCGGCCGCGTCCTTTTCGTCCTCGCGCAGGAACGGCACGTCGCTGGTGTCGTACCAGAGGCGCACGTCCGGGCCGAGGTCGGGCATGACGTTGCCGATGCAGCCGGAGATGTTCTGCCACAGCGGATGTGCGGTGCCATCAGCGAGGCGACGGCGGGCCTGCCCATAGTTCGAGTAGGTGGCTGCGGCGAGACCCTCGGATAGGCCGACGATCACCGGGGGCACACCGGCCGCCGCGGCGATGCGAGTCTCACCGCCGCCGCGAACGTTCTTGAAGTCGATCTCTTGCAGGTTCGAGCCGACAACCTCGGCGTCCGCGCCCGGGTACAGGTTGAGGTTTTTCCACGCGTTGTCGACCCCGGCATGTTTCGAGTCGACCTCTTGCACCCACTTTTTGATCGCCTCGGGGTCGGCCATCGGGTTGTGCTTGATGACGAGGTTCACCGTGGCGCCGTTGTCGAAAAACTTCGCCTGGTGCTTGCTCATCGCCTGGTCGGCGCGGATCTCGCGCAGGATCGGCGTCAGCCACGACATGCCGCGGTAGTTGGCCAGCGGATCGGGGATCGGCCCGAAGTGCACGACCTCGTCGGCGAAAAACGCGACCGGCTCGGCACCGGACTGTCGGCCGCCCTCGGTGTAGAGGTAGCCGAGCTTGCGCCAGCCGACCTGGCCGCCGCCCACCTCGCCGCGACCGCCGCGCACCTGCCGTTCCTCGACAACCACGTCGACCCAATCGGGCCGCATGCGCACGAACTCGCGGCGCGGGTTGCGGGTGCCGATCAGCGGCAGCGGGGTGTCGAGGAACCAGTAGCTGTTGCCTGCCAGGTCGGCGTCCTGAATCATCCGCGACAACATGTCCTGGGTGGTGCCGCCCTGCCACGGGCGTTCGAGGATCCCGAGGTCGGGGTTGCCGAACGTGTCGGACGGCTTGCCGTCGCGGATCCGCTGCCAGCGGAACAGGATTGACGAGAACACCAGCTGGCGCACCAGCATGCACGCGAACACCGGGCCGTTGGACTGGTAGGCCTGCGTGGCGAGGCCGACGAACGTGTCGGGCGCCATCTCGGTCGCGGGCCCGGCGAGGGTCTGCTGCACGCGCGGCGTGCCGCCGACGAACCCGTACTGCAGACCGTCATAGATGAACGAGTTGAGCATCTGCGCGTAATCGTCGATGCTCATGCGCTGCCCGGCGCTGCGCCGCGGTTCACCGCGCAGCCGATCAATCAGCCTCATCCGCTGATCCCGTCGTCATGCAGCAGCACCCACGCCGCCGACACAGAACCGATGGCCAGCAGCACGCCGGCCGAGATCAACGCCCAGGCCAGGCCGGCGAGCGCCGCGACGCCCGCCACCACGAGGGCGATCGCCACGACGACCGCGACGGCGGTGGCGGCGAGCACTGCCTGCACTGAACTCATGTCTCCCGTTCCTGTTGTGCTGTCATGTCCAGAACGGCTGCCAGACCTTGACGGGGGCGACATTGACCACGCCCCAGCGGTAGTAGGCGGCCGAGCACGCCACGATCGGCGAGTCGTCAACTTTCGGGTCCCGCCGGTCCCAGCGCTCGGAGTCGCCGACCCGGCGGGTGCTTGCGTTCTTCACAGCCCGGTCCAGTTCGGCCTGGCCGAGGTGCACCACGGTGCCGTCCTTGACGGCGGTCTGGAACGCGCCGCACGACGCGCCCTCGTCGGCGCCGTTCATCACCTCGAACTCGATCCCGGCCTTCGTCAGGCTCGGCTTGAGCTCTTTCGCCTGCGCCCCGACGAGCGCGACCTCGACGATCGAGCGGGCCGCCTTCAGCTCAGCGACCTTGCCGACGACGGTGTTGGTGCCCTCCATCGAGTGACACATCACGAGCGTTCGGCCGCCGACATCACCGGCAACGCCGATGCAGGACCAGCTGCGGTCGGTCGCGACGGCGATCGTGAGCACCGCGCGCTGCGGCGGTTCGACCGTGCGGTCCTTGAGCGTGATCCAGCGGTCGTAGCTGAACACGTTCAGATCGACCAGGGGCACCGGCTGGTTCAGCCAGAACCGGCGAAACTCGGCGTGCGAGGCCTGCGGGTCGTCCCAGTAGTCGGCGATGGCTTCCAGGTCCATCCACTCGGCGGCCGGGCCGTACGCCTCGCGCAGCGCCTTCAAACGCTGCCCGCGGTCCTCCAGATCCCAGTGATCCGAGGCCTGCCGGTGATCGAACAGCAGCTGGCCGTCATCGCGGCCCGACGCGGCGATCCTCTTCGCGTAGTCGTGCGTGCCCTCGGCGACCGACTGCTCGCCCTCGGCGTACATCGTCGACGTTTCGAGCATCCAGCCCGAGGCAACCTTGCGTTTCAGCAGGTTGCGCACCATCGTCTGGTGCATCTTGCCGAGCTTGAACTTGCCCGCGGTCGGAGGCGTCCACAGGTGCGTCTCGTCGGCGACGATGAACGTCGACTTGCCGCCGTCCTTGGAATCGTTCGACGCCGTCACCGGCTCGATGAACCCGCGCGCATCCGGCAGGTTCACCCGGGTCAGGCCAGCGTCGATCGGGCCGAAGTAGTCGAGCAGTTCCTGCGAGCACGTCTCGGGGTGCAGCATGTAGTACACCGCGTCGTACGTGTTGCCGGCCTGGCCCTCTTCCGTCGCGACGTTGAGCGCCTCGACGTAGGTCAGTCGACGGCCGACCGGCTCGCCGGGCTCGTACTCGTACCCCCAGTCCGACAACTCGCCGGGTTCGGCCCAGTGATCGAACCGGCACTCGCCGAGCGCCTCGAAACACTCGATCATCGCCGCCAGGCCGGACTTGCTGCGCCCCTTCGGCCGCGACAGGAACGCCCGGCGCACCTTGCGGCTGCCGTCGGGGTGCAGCGCGTACGCCTTGAGGATGAATGTCGCGAACTCGTCGTCCAGCTCGATCGGCTGGCCCTGCACATCGCCCGGGCCATGAACGAGGAAATGCTCAATCCACGCGATCGCGTAGAACCCGAGCGTGATGAACGGCTTACCCTTCGCCCTGGCCACTGTCGTCGCCCACGGCGCGCAGCGTCAGCCGACGACGCCGATCCTTGGCATCCTTGGCATTCAGACGAGTCTTGGCACCGGCCGCAGGGGTGTCCGGGTCACCAACCTCGATCTTCAACCGCGCCCGATCCTCCGGGGTCGCACCGAACTTCGCCGCCCGCAGCCGCAACTCGCCGGCCAACGAACGATTGCCGAGCCAGAACTCGGCGTGCAACACCGCGGTGTCCAACAGGAACGCCCAGTCGGTCGCGGTGAACGTCTGCGCCTGCGCCGAGGTGCGCCAGGTGTCCCACCAATCGAGCGTCGCCTGCGGCCACTCGTGCGTATCCGGCAGCTCGGGCCCGTGTTTCTTGCCGTCGGCCTTGATCACCGTCAGCTCGGGCTGCTTGTTCCGCCTGCGGCGCTCATCGGGGTTCTTGGCGCCAAAACCGGGCGCCGGGCCGCGTCCAGCCATGTCACCTCCAAAAATGTCCAGACTCTGAAAAACCCCCCAGACCCCGTACGCACCGCGACTCCTGAC